ATTGATAATCCTATGTTTTTTGTTGCTCCTGAACCATAAGCACCACCTTGAATACCATAGTTAGTTCCTGAAGTTGCACTTTGAACTACTTGAATACCTCTTCCGTTTGCAGTTGAGTCGTTAACAGTTAATCTATAACTAGGAGAAGTAGTTCCAATTCCCACATTTCCTGAGCTGTTGATACGCATCTTTTCAGAAGTTCCTTGTTGAAACTTAATATCACCAGATTGAGCATTTAATATTAAACCACCGCTTGTTGCACTACTTGTAGTTATTACACCCGCGTCTGTCCAGCTTGAAACTCCATTGTAAGTTGATGAAGTAGCATACATATCAATTCTTGCAGCGTCTGATGTAAGAATTAAGTTAGACCTTGCTCCTGTTCCAGTATTAGGATTACTTACTAGTATACTTGCTGAAGAATTGACATTTTGTTCTACTGCAAGTTTCACTGTAGGAGAAGTAGTACCAATTCCTACGTTGCCTTCATAATTTATATAAAAAGCATTTCCTATCGTGCTATTTGTAATAGCAAAATTTGTACTTCCTCCTACTGCTTCAGGTGCCATTTTTAAATCCCAATAGTTACCTAAAGTGTCATTAGCTCCTGATTCAGCAAGTCTTAAAGTTGCATTAGCATCTGATAATGCAGTAGTATTATCTCTAACTGTCAATATAGGATTTGTTCCTTTTAACTCAAGCAAAGTGTCAGGACTAGTAGTCCCAATTCCTAATCTATCATTAGTATTATCCCAATAAAGATTTGCATCACTTGACAACGCTGAAGTGCCTGACCAAAAAGCAACCCTTGTAGCAGCGCCTGTTCCAGTTACTGTACCACCGCCAGAAGTGCTTTCTTCTATAATATAACCATTTTCATCAACACCCAAAAGCTTAGTGGCTGTACCTGTTATATTTCCAGATCCGTATTCATTTAATCTTAATTGACCTAAGTCACCAGAATCAAGACCAAGTTCCATCCTAGTTATGTCATCTATTCTCCAAGCAAACTTACCACTAGATATACCACCGTCTCTGTCTAAATTAAAAGTAAAATCAGCATCGCCAATTTCTATTTCTCCTTTGTTACTTGTAGAAGTATCTATTAAAAGAATTTGAGCTGAGTTGTCTGAAATCGTAAGCTTGTTTGTAGCAGATGTAGTTCCAATACCTAAGTTTCCTGAGCTACTGATAATAAGCTTAGGTGATGATAAATTATCATTAGCATTGTCAAAAGCAAAATAAGTTTGACTAGCAGGTATACCAAGTCTCCAAGCTGCTGAACCAGCACTTTCAAACTTTTGATTTACTAAACCTGCAGTTGCTGTTGTAATGTGTAACCTTGCATCAACGCTAGCTTCTCCAATTCCTACATTACCCGCACTGGTAATACGCATTTTTTCAGTATCATTAACTTTAAACTGCATAAAGTTACTTGTATGGTCATAATAAATTCTACCAACATTACCATCAGAGGCATCTGCAAAGTTTATTAAACTTGCGCCTGTATCTGAACCTTTTATATTTAAAGTTGCAGTTGAAGAATCTATCGTTACAGCTCCTGAAAAAGTTGCGTTTTGTGAATCATCAATAGTTAATGCTGTTGTATTATCAACGCTAAATATCATTGATGTACTTGCTACAGAATTTGCTCTGTCTGCAAAAAAGCCCATAGCATTATTAGATGTAAGTATTTCGCTTATATTTCCACTACTACTATCTTCTATATTTATTTGATAACCTTCTGAAGTAACCTTAACCCCTGAACTTGTGGTTTCAAATTTTTGTGAATCATCATAGAAAAGTTTTACCCCTGCATCATCATCAAACTTCGCCATATTTTCTGTTCCTGCTGCGTTTTGTATTGCAACTAAATTGCTTCTGATTAACAATTCTCCTGTACCTACATCTGAAATGTAACTATTACTTCCATCGTGATAAATCTGTAGGTCATCAGAAGCACCAAACAAAGCCTTAACACCATCTAAATGCCTTACACTCTTGTGCATTTTAGTTAAAACATCACTACCATCTATTGTTATATACGCTGTTTGACTTCCTGAACCATCATCACTTCTAAAGATTATATCTTTATCATCTGCATAATTATCAATATATAAATCTCCAACAGTATTTCTTATAATACTATTTCCATCGTGGAATATTGTTAAATCCGATGAATCACCAACTTCAATTTTAACGTTATCTCCTACCTTGGGGTTGTTTAAAAAATTGATAGCCATATAGCTTTATTTTATTAAATTATTATCCTAAGTTAGTCAAAAGTACATCGTAAGATCCATCTGTTACTGCTCCAGTAAATATAATTTTTAACTCTGCAGCATCTGATCTAGTTATATCAGCATATACAGTACGACCATCGCTGTTGTCTAACACTTCAACAGATATATTTAAAGCGGAAGCAGTACCACCAAAAGCAGCAGCATTACTTGGATCTATAGTGTATTCTGTTAATCCAACAGGAGTAGTTCTTGTTATTGCCGCATTTGATGAATCTAAAGAAAGCTTTTTAAATCTAAATTGAAAAAACTCTGCTTCTGTAAACGTTTTAGTATTGTTGCTTTGATCTGTACCTAATATTTTATTTGGAGTATCTGTAGAAGCTGAAACTTCGTTTACATCTATAACCAGATTTGCGGTACCTGAAGTGTATGAAACATCTATACCTGAAGTTGCCGATGCGTTCACATTACCTATACCAACTGTTGTAAGTGTAGCTAAATCAGTATCAGACTGTACAACTATAAAATCACTTTCAGTAGAAGCTCCTTCAGCCGCAGCTGTTTGAACTATAACTGAATCTCCTGGTGTTAATGGTGTTGCAGTGTTTCCGAAAAAATTACCAGCAACCGTTACAACATAGTAATCACCAACTGCAATTGCAACTCTTGATGCACCACTTGTTAGATTACCACCACCAACTATAGCACCAGTGTTAGCATTAAAACCACCTTTAAACTCTAATAAACCAGTAAGTGCAGCTTGAACAAACGCTGTGGTAGCTATTTTAGTAGAGCTATCTCCTGAAGCTGGTGTCGCTACATTACTAAAACCACTAGCATCTCTTGACATTAATTTGCTAGCTGTGCTTGCGCTTGTAGCATCTGTAGATATAGTAATTGTTGGAGCTGTATCACTTCCTCCAACTTCGGTGTCTATATGCGTTCCTCCATCTATAGAAACAACTTCACCATCGTCAATAGTTTTAGTTGTTCCACCATCTGCAGCAAGTCTCCAAGTAGACATTGATCCTGTTCCACCAGTATAATCTATAGTTACTGTTCTAGTAGATAGAGTAGCTGTAATGTTACTTCCGCCAAGTATAGCTACTGTTTGTCCAGACTCTACAGTTGTGGTTCCAACCGCATCTCCTTTTATTTCAAAATTATAAGTTCCAGCGGGTATTGCCCAAGCGTTATCACCTCGTAGAAAAGTTGTATTACCAGCTGTACCTGTTGCAGAAAGATCTGCAGTTACCGTTACAGCTCCAGAGGTTGCGGTATTAGGTGTTAAATTAATAAAAGTACCATCTGTAGTTGTGACAGTAGTAACACCACCGCCTACTTCTGACCAAGAGGATCCATTATAAAATTTAATTATATTACTTGTACTGTTATAATATATTTGACCCGCAACACCAGACCCTGCCGCAGCGTCATTTATCTCATTATCTATAACCAGTTTTTTTAACTGGTTAAGATTAAAGTCTACGTTATTTAAAAAATTTATTGCCATAGTTTCTTAGTTTAAAAATGCTTTGCCTGTTATGGCAGTTGAAAATGTTATTTTAACTCTTGTTGTTGAGACGTACTCTGCAACACCATAAACTTGATTATCATCAGTTCCTGTAACTGTTGTTATTGAAGGATATTTATTTAGTGAGTGAGTTAAATCCCAAACGGTAGCAGCAACAGTAACATTAAAAACTTGAGTTTTATCAGCTACAGAATCACTCCACGCAATACCACTTCCTGTACTTGTTAATACTTGACCGTTTGTTCCTGCAGCGTTAGTAGAATCATAAAGTTCTTCAGTTAAACGTAAATCTCCTTCAACGTGTAAGTTAGCTGTAGGTGTAGATTGATTAATACCAATCTTTGTCCCAATATCAGTAATTATACTGTCACTAAATTCACCATTGCTAGTGTTCCATTTTAGTATTGTCGAGTTTGTAAAATTTGCAGCATTTTTTAAAGAAACCGTTGATGAACTTCCTGACTGAGTTACAGCTATTCCTAGTCCAGCTAAAACATCTGAAACAAAAGATCCAGAGTTAGCAGCGGTAATTATAGATATATTATTTTGTGGCTGTATTACAGAAGTTACAGGCGATGTAGAAGGAACTGTAACAAGTACATTGTTAAGATCCTCATTGATTACTATGTTTAATGAATCGGCCACTATTGAGTAATGTCTTGGTTAACAACAAAAGTACCAAAGAACCAAGTCTGAACTGTAGTTGATACTGTTGCTACCAAGTCATACACATAGGTCGCAGCACTTATGCCTTGCATAAATGAAGCAGAACTTTCAACTGTAACGACCCCAGAGGCGGTTCCAGTAATTTTAAATCCTGTTGCTACATCTCCTGTAGTTTGAATTGTAGGTGAAGATGCATTATCGCTAGTTCTTACTTGCATATTAAAAGTATAAGAAGTAAGGTCAATTAAAGCTCCACTAGAGTTCTTTACGGTAAATTGTAAATCAAATGAATCTCCTTTTCTACAAGTAACATTTACTTGTTGGGAGATATCTAAGTCAACAGAAAGAGAAGATGTGTTACAGGTAGCCATAATACAAATTTACTGATTTAAGATCAAGTCTACGAGACTGTCTTCTTCGCCTTCAGTAATGGGTCCCGTTTCTCCTTTACGTTGGGCAATGAGCTTAGACTGCTCTATAGCAGAGAGTTCAATTCGCTCATCTTTCCTATCTTCTTTCATTGTGTCATTTTGTTGTTTGACACCACTTTCTATTTGTTGTTCAACAACGTCAAATTGTCCTTTAGCCTGTAGCAATTGCATATCAAAAGTATATTGAAGTTCCATCAATTGCATTTTAGAAGCAGTTTCAAGTTCTAGTTTTTGAGCCTCTAATTGAGCTTCAAATTGCTTTTTCTGCATTTCTACTTGACCTGAAATTTCTGCTTGTTGAGCATTTATTTGAGCAGTGACTTGAGCTTTTTCTTGAGCTTGAGCTTGTAGAGCTTTAATTCTTTTCTTTCTTCTAACAACTAATAATCTTTCTGCTTGCTCAACATCTCTTAACTGTCTTACAGCAATTGCATCTTCAAGGTCTATTTCTTTTTGAGCTAAAGCTATTTGAATATTTTGTTCTAAGTATTGACGATCACTATCGTTAAGTTCAGAAACTACTTTAATTCCAAAGTTATACATTGACAAATTACTGAAAGAAGATAAAACCGCCATATTAGTTTCTCCAATCGCGTTTGTATATGTTTTATATATAATGCTTTTTGGAGGTAATACTTGCAAACATTTCACAATATCAGAGCATACCTTTTTATAAAGAACCATCGATGCATTTGTAATATCATAAAGAGCATTATTTGCTGCGCTAATTGCTTGTTCTCTTACACCAACTAAAGCATCGCCTTTTGGAGTAGTTCCGTCTACAACTTCATTAATTCCTGTAGCGTCACGAATCATTCTTAGGTAATGATTATAAATAGCAACTAGCTCTTGTATATTTCTTATTCTATTACCAATCTCTCTAACTGGAGGATTTTGAAAAGAACCTTCTGGGTCCTTAGATCTATAATAAAAAACACCTGTCTGTTCGTAGATGTCTTGTATTTCTAAAGGCTGTAGCTCTCCCCCTTTACCTAGCTGTACATTTTCTAACCCTTCAATATCTATAATAAGACCATCAGGCTTTGCTTTAGCAATAGACTGCTGAATCTTTAAATGAGTAATCTGAAGCATATCAGCAAAACCAACCACACTACCAACTAAAGACTTAGGAAGCATATTACGCAAGTTTGTAGCTACGCAAGAATAAGATAGTTGTGCTTTAGATATATCGTGTACATTTTTAGGTATGTTCTTTTGAACTCCATAATCATAAACATAATCAGTTCCCACAATAAACTTACCTCCATAAATAGTTGCGTTAGGCATATAAACAGCCTTGCGGTCATATACAGATTGTTGAGGAGCATTATATTCAGTTCCTTTGTGATAGAATCCAATGTTACCAAACATAGACTCTTTCTTCTCATATATAATATTATCTACAGATCTAAACTCAAACTCTAATATTTCAATCTTGTAATCATCATATCCATATCTGTATGTGCTTCCATCAAGCTGATAAGGAGTGTATTGTGTTAAGAAATTTTGAGGGTCGTTACCATACTTATTCATAACTGTACGAGCTAACTCCTCATATTGAGTTTCGGTAAATTGATCTCTTGCAACTCTTTTAAGATCCATAATTGTGATCTTCTTAAAATGAGCAGCATAGGTTAAGTCTGATAAAGAAGGATCATCAGTATAGTTGTGAATAAAGAAAGCTGGGTCAACATACTCTTCTGTGATTCCATAATTTGGATCATTGTTTCTTTTAACAACAGCCATTCCTACTGTTACTAAATCGTTGACACATCTTCTGTATATCTTGTCATTAAAGTCATTCCACTCAAGAGTCATCTGTGCACCCAATTGTGCAGCTATTTCAGCATCTGTCTTTACATTAGTGTCTAAGAATATTTCTGTTTCTTCAGGAGTGTCAGGAAGTTTATCAGGGTCTACTTCTACATTAAGACCTAAGCTTTTAGCTTCCTTAATCATTTCTTTATTTTCTATTCTAAGAATAGCAGCATTTTTCTTTTGCTCTTTTTCTGACCTTGATAAAGGATCAACAGCCTCTACTTGAGGATATGGATCTTTAGACAATATTTTATTTACGACTATTTTAGCAAACTTTGGTACAATAGGAACTGGTGTATAATCTAAAGTTAATAGAGCTCCACTACCGTTATTAGGATCTAATGATGAAAGTATTTGTCTATATATAGAAGTATCTTGAGTACCTTGAGCATAATCTCTATTTATTTGAAACTCTCTGTACCTTCTTCCATATAATGAATTTTCGTAATCGCTGCCCGCCCACTGAGCATAAATAGCTTTGGCGTATTTTAATCCGTAAGAAAGAGACATTTTTTCTTCAGTCGATGCTAAAGCATCGGGAAAAGATGAAGCTCCATTACTAGTTTGAGTGTATGACATACTTTAAACAGTCTTAAATGCAAATATAGTTATTCAATTTACCGTAATATAACGTGACCACTTCTGAAAAACTTTTTTTCACTAAAGTCCGTTTTCTCTTTTTTAACAGAAGAACCTTGTGCAGCAAGTAATGCTAACCCACTAGATATAGAAAGGTCATATTTAGTTCTATTGTCTACTTTAAAATTAATCCAATCTTCTAATGTTTTGTCAAAATACATATTTCCGTGAGTTAACGTTTCTTCGTTGAGCCCTACGTGAGAATGTATGTAAGCTTCAATTGCTTGAGCGTGAGCGTGTATAACATCTTGAGAGTTAGAAGGGATACCTTTTGTTTTTGTTTTAGTACCAAATCCTGTTCCTAAATGATCAGGTCTATCTAACAGAAAATGTGAATAGCCTCTAGATTCAAAATGTCTAGCGATACCATATTTGTTGTTCTCTATTAATATAGAGTAACCATAAAATCGTGCAGCCATTAATACATCTTCATAAAATATTTTAGCAAGAGGAGGTCTTGACGCATACTCAGCAACAAACATATTTGATGGATGAGTCATATTAAATTTATTGTATAAATGACAAGCTCCTTTAGATCCTCTACCATCTACGGTTGCGTCAATATCATAGGAGTCAACACCACCTACACCTAACCAATTGTTCTCAGGAGTTTTTTTATTTCTTAACTCAATAGGTGGCATCCAGGATATATTCCATCTTCCATTCGCGTCTGGCTTAAATAAAACCTCTGTATCTGCTACTCCGTTTTTCCAAATGAAATTACCTTGAACAACAGGGGATGGAAAGAGCTCTTGATTATATTGGACTTGCTCATATATTTTTTGAACATTAAATACTGAAGCTTTAGCACTATCTCTAAAAGCCTCATCTTCAGTAAATGGGAACTGTCGTATTACTTCGTTTAATTCATAGCTGTCATTTACTAAAGCTTTCCTTTCGTTTTTTAAGAATGTTCTAGCTCCTATAGTAATTAGATCACCGTCTAATCCAACAATGGGAGTTTCAGGGTCATCTACTACAGCTTTTCCGTATTGATCAAAAAACCCCTCTAGTGCTTCGTATGCTGGAACAAATATGCTGTATAAACCACTTTTTGTTCTTCCGTTTTCATTCCTCTCATTCGGGTCGCTATTTCTTACTAGCGTTCTAAATTGTTTACCCCCTTTATCTAGAGGATTAACTGTACTTCCAACAAGGGCCTTTCCAACAATTCTTCTACCTACTAATAAACAAGTCCTATGTATTCTCCAAGACTCCCTTATGTCTGTGGGCTTTTCCCATTTACCAGCTTCATCCATATAAAGCATATGTAGTTTTTCTCCATCATAAGCATTGTTAGTTGTACTCTTCCAATTTACTACAGTGTTTAATGCTTCTCCCTTTACAGATGTTTTTACTTTTTTAGTTATACGTTTTGAGGGTTCTCTAAAAGCTAATTCCATTCGAGGATTAGTAGTACCATCTTGAATAGGTTTAAAAAAGAAAGGGTAAGACTTATAAATAGGAACAACTTTTTTCATAAAAATATTCTCTTGAGCATCAGCCCCTGTCTTGGACATTATGCCTAAAAGTTTATCTTTTACTTGAGAGCCTTCGTTCACTAATAAGGCTGAAGACATTTGTGTATATCCAGATCGTCTACACTTTACATAGATCTGACCTAAACTTCTACTGTCAGTTATACAGGCTTCGAGATGTAGGAATAAATCACGTTGGAAGGATAAGAAGCTTGGGTATCCCACGTCAATTTTAGACCATTGGAGGAAGAAATAGTGGTTTCCTGTGATATAAGTTGGCTCTCCGTTATTGTAAAACCAAATTCCTTTTCTGCGTCTTTCATATTCTTGTGTTATATAGTTATGGTATTTATTTCTGAATACATCTGGCATATCAAGCCATTCATCCATTGACTTTATTTTTCTTAGTTCATCGGGAAGCTCTTGTCTTTCCCATTTTTGATCTTCTTTCTTTTTGTTGTAAAATAATATTTTAGACTTAGGTGGCTTTGCTGGGACCTGTATATCTAGATTTGAAATAGAAATAATATCCCCTTCACTGTTATCGGGGCATATATTGATTACTATATCTTCGTCTATGTTTTTTATTCCACTCATCATTCCAATATATTAAATCATCACTTGGAATATTGTTCTGCAAATCCACCTGAATAGTCTTGTGCATCTTTTAGTTCTCCTTTTTCTTCAAGAGTTTTTACGAGCTGCTGTAACTTCTCTCTTTCAACAATTAATTCTTTTGCGTCAACCGCTGTTTGTTTTATAGATTGCAACTCAGCCTTTCTCTGAGATCCTGACAATTCTTGATCTACAGGCTTCTGTATTTCTTGAATCATATTTTCAATAGCTATCTGCATAGATTCCATAAGGTTTCTAGCTGTAGCTACATTGTCATACTTGTTCTGGGATTTTCGCATAAATATTTTCTAAATATACTCTATATAAATGTTGTCCATCTATTTCCATAGAGTAATCTCCATTTTTAATAAAATAAACTTTATCACCTTTTTTTAATCCGAGCTCTTTAGTTTTCTCACTTTCAAACTCTATGTATCCATATTGATTGGGCGGCTTTTCTTGAGGTAATAATTCTAGTAAATCAGACTTTAATTCATCTTCTTGTTCTGCAGGCTTGAGAAAAACATAATGACCTAAGAGTTTTATCTCTCCTGTTCTTTTACTCTTATAAGCATATGCTTGATTCCATAATGGATCAAATTGATAAGAGTAGTTTACATAGTATAAATCAGAATTGGAATATATAAACTGTCCTCTTCGGTCTTGCTCTTCTAATTGCTTGTCTCCCGCAATAAAATGATTACCACCTAAAACAACGTGATGATGAAAGTAAAGAGTATCGCCTACTTCTACACCCGTATCATAAAACAATGGAGTTCCAACTACCTCACCCTCATAAGCTCTGTGATCAAACTCAGTAAACTTAGAGTCTATAAATATTTCTTTCCCGCCTAGCTTTATAACATCGTTTACAGCCTTGGGGATTTTTACAATAAACTTTCTTATGGGTTTCATTTGAATTCGCAATCGTGTTCAATTAAACAAGGCATATTGTCTATGGTTTTCCATAACATTAATCCATCATCAGGGTGAGATAAATAAACTAAATATCTTTTAACACCATACTGAGATAAAGCTCTCTCGTCTAAAATTATCGAGTCTACTTTTGACTCGCCAGCACGTTGACCTACAAAGTAGGCCATTGCATCCTTGGGGTTTGTACCCACTACTATTTTTCTAATTAATTCCACTACTTTAAATTTTATTAATTGTTATTTTTAACCCAACCGCATTTCTCTGCGAATCCAGGATCTATTTTAGCAATTTTGTTTAATAATTCCATTTCTTGAAGCTTAGCTTCTTTCTTAGCTTCAGGAGTATGGTCTACATACATATATATGTTTGCTGCAGCTTGTAAATATAAATCAATATTTTTCCTGCATTTTATGCACCTTGCATATCTTGATGTTTCCATTTTATTAAAGATTTAACCAATAGTCAATTGAATCTGTTGGCTCAGAATTTTGCCCTAAAGAACTCAAATAGTTTTTAGCAACAGTTTCGAGCATCATTTTTATTTCCTCTGGATTGTCAGCAGAAAAACCTGTGAAGTATTCATAAACATCTCCATTTGGGTTTTCTATATCGTCTGCGTTTATACCAAAACAATATAGTGACATAAATTCATTAGACCCCTCTACTTCATCAACAAGATCCATAAGCTCATCAAGCTTTGACTGTATCTTAATAAAAAGTTCTGATCGGTCTTCGTAATTCATATTACGAATATACAACTTTATGCTACGGGCACACCAACGTTTGTTACTTTAAAATAACCTCCATTAATGGTGGCATTACCTGTAGAAGAACCTACAGTCAATGTTAGCAATCTATTTGTTGAACTAGCAGGACCATAAAAACCTCTAACTATTAATTGCTTCTCTCCTAACAGATTTCTAATAGCAGCAGTAATCTTAGATTCAGCAATAGTTACTCCAGCTATTCTAATCTGTGCATAGAGGTCTGTATGGACATCACTTTCATCAAACTCTATAACCGCTTCAAATTCAAAACAGTTTACATCAGAAGTTCTAAGAACTACTTGATTAGAAGCACTGCCTGTTGCTTGAATGGTAAAATCACTATTTACAGTATTACCAAACTTTCTAGTATCACCTGTAGCGGCTGTATCATTTCGTGTTTCAGAAGCTGCAGTATACTCAACTAATGTTGTTGCAGCAGTAGGTGTTGTACTTACTGGTACAGATTGAGATGCCGCTAGTCTTAAAAGTAATGTTGATTGATTTGTACCTCCAGAGTCTCCGCCTAAATTGTTCCCTACAAACGTAGAAAGATTAGCTGCGTCTACATATAAGTAAGCACTAGATGTTTCATCCCACACCAAGAACTTGTCGGCTGTAGCTAAAGTGGTAGATGTTAATGGGTTAAGCGTTCCTGCATCTACAACGCTAACATCTGTTGTTCCTGCCACTGTTGCAGTAGCTAGTGGAGATGACGCTGTTATAGCACTACCTCCAATTGCATTTGTAGATAAATTTCTAAGAACAACCTCTCCATTAGAGTCCATCATTAATGCACTTACATCTGTATTAGATGTTGCAGTGGTTGTAGGTATTTTTAACTTTCCTGTTGTTTCTAATGTGTCTGTAGAAAGCTTTAAAGCTGTATCATTACCAGCACCATCTTCAACCACTTGTTCAGTAGCAGATGCTTGTGCAGATTCTAACTTTAAAAGAAGATCGTATTTATCTTTAATTTTTTGACCAGAAAGACTTGCCATATTATTACTTTTACAGCAAAGATAGGAATATGCCTAAAAGTACAGTTAGCCGAAAGAAATTATTTAGAGATTATTCTAAACTTCAAAAGAAATATATAAATAAAAACTTTTTGAAGAACATATCACTAGTATATAGAGATATGAGACAGAACCACGATCTAACGAAAACAGATTTAGATCTTTTGTTCTTTGTATATGACTTAGAGTTTTTTACTATTGAATACATAGCAAAAGAATTGAAAAGAAGTTCAGTTCAAATGAGGAAAGCAGATAAGGGAGTATATTATTTAGCAAAGAGAGGGTATATATATAAACACTTTGATAAGCTTACACCATCACAAACAATGGAAGATCATATATTTAGAGATGAGACTAAGTATAATTATCGTGTTCGCTACGCCCTTTCACAGAAAGGAAGGTTATTAGTACAACAGATATATAGAAAATTAGAAGGGACTGACCCAATTAATGTTTCTTAGATAATTGTTCATTATTTATGAAGTTAACTTCTTCTATGGTAGCCTCAAGAAGTCCTCTCTCATATTCTAGTTGTTTTTCTATATCTATCAATCTGTCTTCCAACTCATTAATTACTTTTACCTTTTGATCTAGTCTATCGTGAACAGTAGTTAATTCTGTTTTTACAGAAGTAAACTCACTAAAGAGTCCACCCGATGTAAATACAGCAATAACAAACCACAATATGATTTGCCAATTTTTAAACAAAAAGCCATTAGTTGAGTTGTTCATTTTTTCTTTGAGCTGTTAAGAGGAGTGAATCGGTACTTTTTTACTTTCTTTCTAATTGAGTCAGGTTGAGCAACAAATTGCTTTCCTTTTTTTGTTCCTTCTCTTTTAGCTCTAGTGGTTGCTGCATATTCTGCAGCTGTAAGATTTTTAATAGCAGCTTCAGGTAAGTATCTCTCACCTGTTTCTGATGACTTCTTACCTGACTTAGTCCTCCACTTTTGTTTAGTCCAGTCTCTTAGGGATTGTTGTGATTTACTTAGTGCCATTAGTTTTTATATCCGCCTCCTGCGGCTTTATAGGCTTTTGCTAACATCTGTGCTTTTCGAGCAGACCACTGTCCAGGGTTGCCTCCTTTAGATCCAGCCATTATTCTATTAAATAATCTTTTTCGCATTCCAGGCTGAGTATAATTTCCAGCTTGGTTTACTTTAGATTTTTTTTTTACTTGGCCGCCTTTTTTATACTTCTTGGCTGTCTTGATAGCTTCTATCTTCATACCCATATCAGCCTTCATAGTCTTGTCGTGAGTGACAATCCTAAAAGGAGCTGAAGCACTAGCACCCTCGTGCGGCTTATAGTCTCCTTTCATAAGGAAATGTCTACCGCTTTCAGTCATCCAATGATAACCTTTTGGTGCTTCTACCTTTATACTGTCTTTAGTCTTTTTCAGTTTCATAATTACAATATCCTAAACAAACCTTACCAAAGGTGATCTTACTAATTATTTTACAGAGCTTCTTTTTCATCTTCCTTGCCCTCTATATTTCTTTTTGTAATTCTTACTTCTTTTAGAATTACTTTCTTTTTTAGAATGCTTTCCTAGCTTCTTGCTGTTAGATATATGTACAGCTACTGCGTGAACTCTTCTCACTTGGTTCTGTACTTCTTCCTTCTACCAGCGGCAGCCTTCCTTGCCATTCCTGCTTTTCCATATTTCTTCGCGCCAATAGAATAAGCAATCTTTTTTGCTGACTCTTCGGACTTGCCTTGCTTCTGTAGTTCTCCTACAAGTTTCTTGAATTTACTCATACAACAAATTTAGTAACTTTACGCAAACCAACATACATTGAAATGAGACTAAAGGTCCTAAGATATGATAGCGGTCCAGATAGAACTCTCGGAATTCTAATGGACATTACATACGATACAAAATTTTTAGCATACACCCTTGAAGACGAACACAGAGATGTGAAAGTAAAAGGAGAAACTCGAATACCTAGCGGTGTCTATAAGGTAGAACTTCGAACTGTCGGAGGATTCCATAAAAGATATTCAGAGAAATACAAGGATATGCACAAAGGAATGCTTTGGGTAAAAGACGTTCCTGGATTTGAATACATATTAATACATACAGGGAATACCGATGAGCATACCGCAGGTTGTTTATTGGTGGGTAACTCTTCAGACTACAGTAAAGGATTTATCGGACAGAGCGTTTCTGCTTACAAAAGAATATATCCTAAAATTGCTGCTGCCATAGAAAATGGAGAAGAGGTTACCATAACGTATGTCAATTATGATACAAGTACGTTGTATATTTAAGAAATGATCAAGTTTAAACATAAGGATACAGGAGAAGAAATATCTCTTAGTCATATCCGCACCTATTATAAAAGTGATGGGACTACATATAATGTGGATGTTTCTTCTAAGTATGATCTAAAAGATTACATAGAAATAAAACATAAAGGGGATTATAAAGCTGTCAATGTAACAAAGGCCCCTAACGACAGGATCTACTAAACTATGTTACTAATTCTCTATATACTCTCGTTGTTATTTCTTTCGGGGGCTTTCTCGCTATATACATTTCTATCCGAATAATATTTCAACAGTAATGTCAGAGCTTAAAGAAACAAAGAAGGAAAAGAAGCGAAGGCAGAAAAGGGAATACAGAAACCGAAAAAGAAAACGACTAGAAGATTATAAGAAAACACTACAATGTGAGATATGTGGAGAAACACATACTCGATGTCTAGAGTTCCACCACATAGACCCCTCTACTAAAAGAGGACATATAGCTGATTTAATTAAAGATTGTTCTTTTGACTTGGTTATGGAAGAGATTAAACTGTGTAGAGTGCTATGTGCTAACTGTCACAGAAAGGAACATTAAGAGGTTTACTTAAAGTATTACTTTACTATTGACTTTTCATTTTTTTTGTAGTACCTTCACACCGTTCTTTTAAAACTGTCACACTTTAACGAGCTTACTAGAATAAGAACAAGTGACGCAGTGGGTGGGCCCCCAGCCCAAACCCCACAAGAAACGTCTGGTAAGAAGCTCTAGAACTTAATTGGAAGACGCCAGGGACTAAGGGCCACTATTTTGTCTAAAATTTTTTAGCCGCAGACAATATTCTGCTCTAAACGTAATTAATCCAATTACAGACACTTAATACAGACTATATAACTTATAACTCCAGTAATTCATTTACAGCTACTTATACCTTTCGAAAAAAGTGCTGAGATATGTTTTTCGTGGGGACTATATACATACATAATTGTTAGAATTCCAAAACCAAAACGCTTAGAAAATCAAAGGGGGGTCCTTGTAAATAGTTGATCGCCAAAAGTTTTGCTGTATTACATTAAGTACCCTTACCTAACTGCCCCTAGTTCAGACATTTAGCTATTTTCGCATTGATTCAGTTACAGAAAATTAATTTGAGTTCTTACCTTCCCTCGCACAATCACCCCCCAAAAACCCCCCTACTATTTTTCTATGATTTTAATGACCTAAAAAAGTTGCGTGCTTGATTTATTTTTTTGAGCTGTAATTTTTTTAAAATGATCTAATTTTTTGAGCTGTCATTTTAGAGTTTTTTACGTGTTTATTTTTTACTGCAGTAATTAAAAAAGTTTATTTAAGAGCTGTCAAAAGTTCTATTTTTTAAATTATTTAGAAATTTTTTTTGTGTCGTTGGTTCTTTTACTGCTGTGGATTTGAGCATATTTTTTGCTAGTGCTGTAAAAAATTATTGTGCGACTTTGTAGGTTTTCAACAAGTTTTTAACTACATTAGCAAAATATTAACAACAAAAACAGATATGAAAACTTTATTAACGAACAAGCAAAAAGAGGATTTTCTAAATGAGAATTGGAGACTTAAAACACTATGTTTTAAATGGTCAAGATCGGGAGTCTGTCGAATCTATGACAAAAGAAACGACAAGACAAAATTTTTTGCTAGTGGGTACGGATATGACAAAAAAGGTACTGTTCTTGGTGATTTGATAAATACCTATTTCAATGAGGAATTGAAAAAATTACCTTCGGATATCGGCGGAAATGTAAACCGAAAAAGAGACGGTTTTTATGGGCTTACACACTATAACCCAAAAGCAAAAAGCCATTCACGTAGACATTTAAAAAGAGCTACAACAAAAACGCAATCTTATGTAGATGGCGGTTGCGGTTTTAATTGTATGGAGTCAATCTTAAATAAAATAGGCTTTAAATTGACTTTTGTGAAAGAAAGTTCAAACGAAATTATATACACATTAAATTCAAAATAATTATGAAAACAGAAATATTTGAAATGAAATATAGTAAATGGCAAAAATTAAGTGAAAAAGAAATCTTGCACAAAGATTGGAGTAACTACCATTTTATAAATCTGTTCAATGATGATTGTATATCGCTCAAAGGAATAGGTGTTTATATGAAGTCTAAACCAATGAAAAGTTTGGATGAAATATTTCAAAATGATCCATTTGGATTGCTAGACTAACTGAAGAGATTTTAATAATCGAAACGCTGTGAAGCGTCTTAGTCAAACAAATAAACAATAAATAAAATGAAAATTGAAACTATAACCGCACTTGAGTTTTTAAAAGTTAAAGCAAAAAAGCAACTTATTGAAAATTTTAAAGAATTTATCGAGATTGTTAAATTGTCCAATGATTGGGCTACCGATAATATGTTTTTTATTGATGAATCTGAAGGTACTTTGGAGATCAACATTGATGAGAAATTTTTTGAAATTGATAACCAAGATTTGGAGTCTTGGTGTCAGTTTCACACTACGTTTAGAGATTTATCTGATAAACGTATTACAATTTTAAATTTTATAGGTCGTCGATAAAATAAAAACTAAATAAACAATAAATTAAAATAGATATGAAGTCAATTAAACATAAAACATTCGAAATCCTTAGTTCAAATGAATTAGGAACATTTACATCTCAAGAATTGCAAAAGGCAATTTGGATTGCTCAAGGCAATAAAACCCCCTTTGATAAAAGGAAAATACAATATGGAACAAATATCCGAGATTGGATTTATGATGGGTTAATGACACACGAAGGAAGAAACGAATATATTCTAACGGAATGTGGATTATACTTTGGTAAATTAGATAAATTAGAAGGTAAAAAATACCTTAAAAGTCTAAGAAAAAGATTAGACAAAAAGCGTAAAGAAAATTATGAACGATCGCGAAAAAATGAAGAATGGATATCCGAATATATTTTAAAAGATTATAAAAATGATTTGAGAAAAAATATTCTAAAAGATTGCAAAGATGCAATAGAATATTTTTGGGTTGAGGGTATGATTAGTCAAATGCGATCCGATGACAGATACTATACGAAAGTATTATTAGACCAAGTCGCTAACATAGCAAATGTTAAATTAATTAAATAACTACAAAAATGTCAAATTCAATAGAATCAATTAAAAAATCATTCAATGAATGGATAGATGATGGAAACGTGGTAGAGTTTACCGATTCATTAGGCAAATACTATTCCACTCAAGATTCAATGTACAGAAATAAAATTCGATCTAAAAAAGATCTGTTAAATTATTTTATCAATAACTTTTAAATAACCACAATGAAAATTATTATGGAAACTTATATAGCTAAAGAGGGAAGAGAAACTTTTGAATTTCAAGCTAAAAATCTTAATGAAGCAATGGAGGCTTGTGAGATGTGGAACGCAACACTAATTAAAAAAGTAGAAAACAATTATTAATAAATAAATAACCACAATATGAAAAATAATCAACTTGAATTTATCCCAATCAATATAAAAACCTATGAAGGTATTATACCAAAAAATTATGATTTTGTAGTTACCGAAAATGGTAATGTAAACGAAGCATATATATTATATGGTTTTGATGAAATTGGAGATTTTGATAGCATATTAAATAATCCTATTTATGGGTTTTTAAATAACATAAATTATAAAAACTAATTAAAATGAATACAATAAAAATTAATATAGTAGAACTAGCAACAGATTTAGCTTGCACTTACTTAGAGGAAAATTATATGGACTCTTGTTCCATAGATGGCGAATTGACCAAGATAGAGAATGGAATTGAAGTTTATAACGAAGAGGCTCAAGAAACTTTTGATTGGCTTTACGATGAATATTATAATCACCTAATGAAATTTAAACTTTAAAACAATGAAAACAATAGAAGTAAAATGTTATGAATTTGATGAGCTGTCAGATCAAGCAAAAGAAAACGCATTAAGCAATTATCAAATGAATACTGAGTATAATTGGGGGGATGATGCGATAAATAGTCTTAAATCATTCTTTAATGAGATAGGGTTAACTATTAAAGATTATAGTATTGATTGGTTAAATCCTAGTCATAGCGAAATAGAATGGGATGGAAAGCATAATGGAAGATTTATAAAAAAATATTTCACGGGATATGGCTATGACTATACGTTAAGTAAGTCTTGGAATAAGAATAGAGATATAGGTGATGCTGTTTGGGAATTCTTAATTGATTGTAAAGATGATTATGAATATGAACTATCAGAGGAAGGGTATAAGGAACTTTGTGATGCTAATGAGTATTACTTTGATGAAAACGGAAACTTAATTTAAATAAATAAACTATGAATTATTATATCAAAGATTGGGCAGGAAATAGAATTTTTGAAAACAAAACTTTCAGTACGTTTGAAGATGCATTTGAATTTCTATTGCAGAAATTTCCAAAAGACGAGGATTTAGATGAATACTATGTTGTTAATTTTAAATCAGAATAAATATGGAAAATAAATGTATCCTTTGCAACGTTTATTTCAAAGGGTTTGGTCATAATCCAAAACCACTTGAATCTTCGGATCATCAATGTTGTTCTGTATGTAATGAAACTAGAGTTATACCTTATAGATTATATCAAATTTTAAAAAGCTAATTGTAATTAATTGTACCTCATGCGGTACAAAACTTTAATAAAATATTGTTTGTTGGTTTCCCTTTGCCTCGATGTTAACGCATCGGGGTTTTGGGGTGCAAGGCAATAGTGCCAAAATTTAAATTAAAAATTATGACAGATAGAGAAATAGATATTATAGATGCAGTAGGCAAATATGTCGACAACAAGTTTGAAGGTAAAGGTCGTTTAGATGGCTCTTATATAGAAGAGGCTCAAGACTATTTTATGGAACTACAAGAACGAGTTGAAGACGCTTACAATGAAAGATTTGTTTTATCACCAATGTTACTTAATAAATTAATTAAAGAAGTAGCGCAAGAGATGGCAACAGATCAAAGAGCAATAGGAACACTTAAATATCACTTAGGATTATGAGAACACAAGAAGACGAGTATAACGATAAGAAAAAGAATCTCAATATGTCAATACATTATTGTGAAAGAACTTTAGGGTTAACTAAAGATGATCCAATGTTGAAATACTACATTGATGAGAGAGATAAAGTAATTGACTTTTTAAATAACATACGATGAGAATTTTAAATTTATACGCTTGCTTAGGTGGTAACAGATATAAATGGGGCGATGACCACGAAATTACTGCGATAGAATTGGACCAAGACTTAGCAAGACTATATCAAGAAAGGTTTCCTAATGACAAAGTAATAGTTGCAGATGCACATCAGTATCTGTTAGAAAACTACAATCAATTTGACTTTATCTGGAGTAGTCCTCCTTGTCCTACTCATAGTAGAGCAAGGTTTGGTAATACTAAAGCGAATAGAGTTTATCCAGAAATGTCTTTATACCAAGAGATAATTTTTTTAGATACGCATTTTAAAGGCAAATATGTAGTTGAAAATGTTATACCATACTATAAGCCACTCATAGAAGCTCAGAAAAGAGGTCGGCATTTGTATTGGACTAATTTCAATATACCTAAAAAACTAAGCAATAGAAAAGTTAAATTAGGAAATGAAAATAATGAAGTGTCTAAGCTATGTGACTTTCACGAAATTGACCTATCTACTTACAAGGGTAAGCAACGCAAAGATAAGATCGCTAGAAACTTAGTTGACTATGAAGCTGGCAAAACCATATTTGAAACTATGCTAAAAGTAATGGAACAGGAGTCGGCTGAACAAATAAAATTATTTTAACTTGCATATTTATCAACAACTTATTATCTTAGTAAAAAAACAGATGACTTATATTCTTGGATTTCTACACGGAATTTGCCTATGTATAATCATTTATATGGTGATGGAAAATAGAGAATTATGAAAAAAACAAATCAATATTCCATAGGATTGTTTACTCCTGAAGATGTAAATAAGATAGCCCAGAGAGCTTTAAATATGAAAAGCTTTTTTACTGAAGAGGAACAAGAAAAGATACTGCGAGGAGCTATAAGCAGAAACCTTGTACATATCAGAAAATATATCTCAGATTGTATAGAAACTGAGGTGCATCGTGAATTTAATAAAAGCTTGAAAGAGCATCAAAAACAAATAGAAAATGGATAGAACTAAAGAAATCCTACAATATGTAGGTTATGCACTGATATTATTCGCTTTAATTGCAACGTTATGAGCAAAGATCAGATTAATTTTTTATCAGCAAGAGTAGAAGCTTTGTCTTTTAATTACAGACAGCTTATAGAAGAAAATAAATTTCTTAAACACGAGAACAATTCTTTAAAACGTGAATTGTCTGATATCAGATGGGAAAAAGAAAATAAGAGAGTTTAATTTAAATAATAACAAAAATGGAGATAGAAGAGGGTACATACCCACATAGAGCAGTAGTGCCCAGTATTTTGGGTGAAATATATGTAACAGGAATTATATCTGTAACGCAAGAAACCCTTTCAGAAGGGGGGGTGTTAGAAAGCTTAACTGAATTTCAACTAGAAGGATACCCGACATTAGGATTTGAAGCATTTTCAGATGTTGATGTGCATACAATTAAAGGTCCTGATGATGTTGTAGCTTTTTTAGAAGACCTATTAATTGAAGACTTTAAAAACGAGCTATGAAAGAGTACATTATTTATTACAATAAATTAAATATAGATAACAAAAATAAAGTTGTAACTGTAGATGAAGATTGTCCATTTTTAACTCACGTATCTGAAAATAAATTTGGAGCAATAAGACTAGCTGAAACCTTTGTGAGAAAAGGGTTATGGAAAACCTGGTTTTCCCCACAAGTTGCTGAAGTAGAAGGATATGATTTTAAATTTAAAAAATAATGGTAGACGTACATCAAAATATAAAAGATCTTAATAAAGAACTTGAAAAGGGTAAGATGTTGGCTGACACTATGAATTATTCTGTAATGTCCATCTACCTCCAAAACAGCTTAAATAAATTAGCTACAATAGAAGTTCTTTTAAATTCTAAATTCAATTAAATATGAAAGATAAAATAAAAGATGTTTCTGGAAGGGTATATCGTATGCTTGCAGAAAAGAATAATGCCTATGGGAACTCGGCATTAAACCCAATCAATATATTCTCAAAAGGGAATGCTGTTGATTCATTATGTGCAAGGATAGATGATAAGCTGTCGCGCATTCAAAACAGAGGTCTTGGGGATGAAACCGAAGACACATTATTTGATCTATGTGGATACTTAATCCTATTGATCATTGCTAAAGAAAACGCCAAAGAAAACTCCGATCAATCTTCAAAATAAGTTGCGTGTTACGTTATTTATGTAGATATTTGATCACTTAATTAAATTAATTTTAAAACAAATTCAGTATGACTATCAATGAAAAGTTAGCCACAATTCAAACACAATTCAAGTCCAAAAAGAGCAGATTTAATTCTTTTGGAAAATATTATTTCAGATCAGCAGAAGATATCTTAGAAGCTACTAAGCCTTACCTATTAGAACTAGGAGTATCTGTTACGATAAACGAAAGAGTCGTTGAACTTGACAGCTCATTTCCTATGTTGGAATCAAGAGCAACAATATCGGATGGAGAAAATAGCATTTACAGCACAGCAGTTGTTGGTGTAGACCTGGACCAAAAAGGTATGCAAATGCCACAGAAGTTTGGATCAGCATCTTCCTATGGTAAGAAATATGCTTTAGGTAATCTATTTTTAATTGATGACACTCAAGATAGTGACGCTACTAATGACCATAAGAGTGAAATCAAAAAGCCAAAAGCTAAAACCACTACAGATAATAAAGTTTTTGACAAAGCTCTACATTATATTAGGGAAGGGAAAAATTCTCCTGATCGCCAAGTAAGATTGGAAGCTGTTAAGGATAAGTACGGAAATCAAATTAGCTCAATTGAGTTGGCTAAATTGAATGTTGCTGTAAAGTAATGTTATTTCAAGTTAACTATCATCTTTATGATAGGCACATAACAAACAAGCGTTCCTTTTGGAAACACATATCTAAAGAATTTCCAGATAGAGATGATGCTGTATTGTTTATCAGTAGAATATCCGATAACGTAGCTGTAAAAAACATAAGCTTAACACAAACAGAATGAAAAATGTATCTAAATTACTAGAAGAAAGAACGGGTAAAGGTTATTTGTCCTACAGCTCAGTTAAGTATGCTCTTCAAGATGTTAAACTCTTTGAGATGTATATGAAAGGACAGCTTAAAAAGGAGAGTCCAGCTTTAACCTTTGGTTCAATGTATGACTGCTTACTCTTTGAGCCTCACAAGTTTAACGATAGGTTTCTAATACTTAATGAAGAAGAAATTCTCCAGGAGATAGGAGGTAAAAAGCCTAAATCTACAAAGCTCTACAAAGAGTGGAGAGAAGATCAAGAGCAAGGAGAAAAGGTATTAGTGAATACTGAAGATCATAAGCAAGCTATTGAAATGATAGACAGATTAGATACTTGTGGTGTTAGAGATATTTATTTAAAAGGAAGCTATCAAATAGAGTTCAAAGAAGAAATAAAACTATTCGATGAATATGATGGGATAGTAGTAAGGGGATTCTTAGATTGTTTAGGAGATGGATTTATAAGCGACAGCAAATCCAGTCGATCTTGTAAGTCCTTTCCTAGAGATGCTATCTATAACTTCTCTTATGATATACAAGCATACTTGTACACTAAAGTGTTTGACATACCTGATTTTTATTGGGTTGTACAAGAAAAAGTGTATCCGTATTTACCTGCGGTATACAAAGCCTCGGACAAAACTCTTGGGTTCGGGGAATCAAAGTTTAAGAAAGGAGTAAAAACAATCCTGGATTACTTTGAACAAGACAAAGCGTCTGATAAATTTTATTTACAAGGGGAAATTTAATAATTATGAGTGAACAAAAGAATGTTTATATAGGATATGTTTCAGATATGAAGACGTATGACTCTGGTGTTAAGAAATGGGGGATAAGCCTAAAAGCTGATCAGCTAGATGAGCTTAAAAAATACCTTACTAAAAGCGGTAATGTCAATATTGACTTTGTTGTGAAAAGTGATGGTGGAGCTTTCCTTTCCGTTTTTAATCCACGTGCTACTGACACATATAATAACAGTCAGAACAATGTAAAAACAGAAGAGGCATTGCCATTCTAAATATAATTGGGGGGGGCTATACCTCCCCCTTTTTATTATGAAAAGGAATAAAGACGAGTCCGAACTTGATCAGTTCTGTAGAATAGCTATGGCAAGACTCAAATCTAAATATAAATTTAAACCACAACGTAGATCAGTTGTAGCAAAGATGTGGAGAAAATATGTCGAAGGTAAAAAATCTTAGTTCTAAATACTCTATCGTCTATGACAAGAAGAAAAAAGAGTGGAACCTAAAAAGTAGAGGTAACACTATTTTAAGCGGAGATAAATCTGCTTGCAAAGGATTTTTTAATTACATAATGTCAATGAATGGTTGAGTATCAAGAAATATATATTCATAACTGTAATGTTTTTTGGCAAACTAAAAGAGGTAAGTCTTTTTTAAATCACAGAAGAGGATCGCAAGAAAGACCTATATCTATTGTAACCAGGGCTAAGAATGTTTTAGACATTAACAAAAGTGAAGCAACTATTGAATACATAAAAAAGATAATGTCATTACCAAAATCAGTTCAAAACATTAGAGTAATTAAAATTTATAACAGTAAAATAATATCTAACTCATCACACTATAAAAAAACAGAATATGAAAAAGAATTTAAAACTAAACATTGAATTTATGTTCAATGAAATCTCAAGAGTTAATCGTGTAACTGTTGCAGATATTCAAAGCAGATCAAGAAGAGCTGAAGTAATAGCCGCTAGAAGAATGGTTTGTTTTTATCTACGCTCTCATAGCACTATGACATTGAGTTCTATTGGAAACATTTTAAATGTAGATCACGCTACTGTTCTTCATCACACAAAAATTCATAAACAGATGGTTTCTAAAAATAAAAAAGGAAACTTTGTGAACGATATTTATGCGAGAAATTATCAAGATGTAAGTAGATCTTTACTAAGAGGTATGGGTGGACCTAATCAATCTTACAATATGACTTATAGAAAGAAGAAAAATAATGATATAAGAGCTGTAGTATTACCTAGTAATTATTTAGATTTTATTAAAGTAGTAAGCGAAGATGCGAGTCATATAGTTTTTGAATGTATAGCTCCAACTTTTACGGATGCTATAATGAGAATGGACACCAAAGAAATATTTACAGACAGACAACTCGTCAAGATAGAGGTAGTGTAATATGGAAAAAATAACAATGTTTCCTTCTGTTATTAAAACGGACAAGCCTCACTATGTCCTTTTGGAAAATTCTTTGTCTAGAATTATCGAGGGTAAATCTAAGGGTATCATTGATGAAATAAGAGCTGGTAACAAAGACAAGAAAAAAAGTTTACCTATTACATTATTCTCAGGAGTATTTAATGGCAGAAAAGATGATGACATAATAGGTCATAGTGGATTAATTGTTTTAGACTTTGATCATATAGACACAGAAGCCTCACAAGCTTTGCTTTCTACAGATAATTTTGTAAGAGCTTGTTGGATATCACCATCAGGAGACGGACTAAAAGTCCTTGTTAAAATTACTAATCCTGAAAGGCATAGAGATCACTTTAGAGCTTTACAAACTTACTTTGACAAAACTTATGGACTAGAAGTTGACCCTTCAGGGATCAATGAGTCCAGGGCTTGTTTTGAAAGTTATGATCCTAACCTAACATATAATGATGCTAGTGACAAGTTTGGTGGTATGCTATCTGAAGCTTCAGAAAACCAAACAGCTTCTAGTGTAGATACATACACAGACTATGATAAGTTAAGTATTGCATCTAAGATGATTAGGAAAGCTGAAGATGGGGAAAAACATAATCTTTTATTAAGAGCTTCTATTTTGTGCGGTGGATACATAGCTGTAGGTAGGCTAGAAAGAGAAGAAGTAGAGAGGGTTTTAATTAGAGAGATAAGTAAGATATCTTCTGTTGAAGATTTAAGTCTAGCCAAGAAAACAATTACAGATGGTATAGAAGAAGGTAGAAGAAGACCCATTAAAGAAACTCTGGAAGACGAGAGAAGAATCAGAAGAGAGATGCTTATAAATGATGGAGATATGTCATTCATTTCTTCTGACGATCAAGATATGGATTGGATTAATAAGTTTGCTCAAGGAGACATAGCTAAGGGTTTGACTACGGGATGTAAACTAGATGAATATTTTTTATTTAAAAAAGAATTTACCATTATCAATGGGCATAGTAATGTAGGTAAGACAACTATGGCTATGTATCTTATTGTAACTTCCTCAGTTCTACACGATTGGAAATGGATTATATATTCTTCTGAAAATAAAACTGCCGCTGTAAAAATGAAGTTAATGGAGTTTTTAGTAGACGTACCAATAGATCAAATGCATTATGATGAAAGGATTGCCGCCTACAAATGGATTAATGATCACTTTACAGTTATAAGTAATGATGAAGTCTACAGTTACACGGACCTTATAGTTTTTGCAGAAAAACTTTTGAAGCAGAAAAAGTATGATGGTTTTTTAATTGACCCTTACAATTCTCTAAAGATAACAATGGGAAATAGTAATGCACTTTCATCACACGAATATCATTATGAAGCCGCCTCTGAGCTTTTAACTTTCAGTAACTCTAATAATATAGCTGTATGGTTAAACACTCACGCAATAACTGAAGCGGCCCGAAGAAAGGGTATGGATGGATTACAAACAGCACCTTATGCAGAGGATACAGAAGGGGGTGGCAAGATGGTGAATCGTAGTGATTGTTTCTTAACGTTTCACAGAAAAATTTCTGCTCCAGAGTTTGAAGTTAGAAACACAATGGAAGTTCACGTAAGGAAGGTTCGAAGTCAAGAAACGGGAGGGATGCCAACAAGTTTTGAAAGTCCCGTCTTGTTTGAGATGAATGCTTCTAGGACAGGATTTAGGATATCACCTGTTGGTGAGAAAAATTTTACTCCATTATCATTAAATTCAAAGGAGTTTGACCTATCTTAGATGGGTGGAAAGTGATTATGAAGAAATCGAATTTACGTTACCCAAGCCCCCTAGCCTTAATGCGTTCTATTCTGGAAGGCATTTTATGGTTCGTAAGAAATACAAAGAAGACTATTGGAAACACATTGAAAATGCTCTTGAATCTTTCGACAGATTCTATATGGACAAATTTGCACTTGATGTTTCTTTTAACTGTCGCTTTGATGTTGACAACGCTATTTGTTGTAGTAAGTTTCTTGCGGACTATTTACGAAAGTTTGAATATGTTAAAGACGATAACCCAAAACACTTTATTTCACAGTCGACAACCTTCAACGAAAACCTGGAGAAAAATACCTTCAGAGTGAAAATAAAAGTTTATGGATTTAAAACAATTGAGTGAGATATACTTCTTTACAACGAGTAGGATGCATAGCTCCGCAACAGAACTGTATGAGAGTTTGCACGATACTTCGGGAGACCCTAGAGTAGATAGTGACAGATTACATAATACAATAAGAAAATATAAAAAAGATATAGAGCTTGAGTTTGATATGATAAGATCTGCTCTTTTAGAATTTTATGATGACCCTAATATTTCTTGACGGATTAAATGGTATTAATTACCATAGGTTAATGACTCCGTTTTTGCGTATGCAAGCGGAAGAAAATCTTAATATTCATTTTTTTCAAAGCTATAATGAGCTCAAGGAGTTTGATATGAGCAAGGTTAAAAACTTAATCACATCTAGAAGATGTACAGTTTCTAATCATAAAGCCTTTAAAAAATTTCTTGTGGACAATAATGTCAAGTTGATTCTAGACAATGATGATTTTTGGCAACTACCAAAAGACAACCCAGCTAGAAGTTATTATGAAAAAACTGCTGGACCAGAAATAAAAAACACAATTGAAATTGCTGATGAGATATGGTGTCCTTCAGAGTATCTTATTAATAGGATGAAAAAAATAAATCCTAATGTTACATATAGACTTATACCCAATACACTTCACGAGAAAGAAGAACAATGGAGAGATGTAGAAAAAGAGCCTACAGATGTGGTTAGGTTTGGATACGTTGGAGCCAATGGTCACCAAGAAGATATGAAAGCAATGGGCAACGTTACATTAGAAGGAACTGAGTCTTATTGTATGGGGCTTATGAATTATATGGACATACTAAAAGCCAAGCATAAATTAATGCCTAAAGATGTTCATCAATATGGGACCTTATATAAACATTTTGACGTATCTATCTCCCCTCTGTTAAACAATAAGTTTAACCGTTGTAAGTCTGAATTAAAAGTGGTAGAGGCAGGTTATACAAAGACAGCTTTAATAGCTTCAAACGTTTCGCCATATAAGCAAGTCATCAAGCATAACAAAACAGGTATATTGTGTAGCACTCCTGGAGATTGGAGAAAAGCTATTGATGAAATGACTTTAGAAAGAGCTCAAGAGCTTGGAGAAAATTTATATAAATACTGCAAGAAACATTACAGCCTCAGCAAGATTAACAAGCTAAGAATGAGAGGGTTATGATTCGTTACTTAAACAATCCCTTTAACAAAGAAAGAGATCTATTTGAAGCTCTTAAAAAAAACTTAGTTCCTGATCTTGAAAAAGCGCAAGATCAATTTTCTAAGTACGATTGTTACTCTAACGAACATAAGATATATATAGAGCTTAAATGTAGAAAGTCTCATTACAATGAATTAGTTATTGAGAAAATAAAATACGAAGGTTTGTTGAATAAAAGTAAAGCGTCTGGAGTTGATCCTGTTTACATAAATTCGACACCATTTGGCGTTTGGGCATTCCGATTAAATGACTTAGAAGAACCTTCCTGGACCACTAAAGATATGCCTAGAGAAACAGACTTTAATCGTACCTATATGATAACCAAGCAGGTAGGTTATTATGACATAAAAAGTGGTGTAAATATTACTGAATACTTCGAGTAAAAGCACGCCTATCTACGTTAAAATTATGTGTAGTATTTTCGCTTTCACCTCTACAAAGCGTAGGGGTTTTACTTTTTATTATTCTTAAAAAATGGCTAAAGATTCCTTTGATTCGTGGTTAGAAGACCTTACAGATAAAGAACAACCTACTTGTAATATTGATAACCCAGATGATTGTGAAGCTTGTGGATCTTAGTCACCTCACTATTTAGAATCATTATAAATTACGATTGTAACTGACTGGCAAATAAGTAGTTGCAAAAAAATTTCCATAATACATTTGGATTTGTTGAAAAGTTGTTTATATCTTTGTAGGGTTATTAATTTAATTAACCAACAATGAAAACAGATATAAATAATTTCAAATACAATGACGGAGGCAGAGAGCTTGCGGGATATAAAGGTGAAGCAGGAGACTGTGTTACCAGAGCTATAGCAATAGCAACAGGAAAACCTTATCAAGAGGTTTATGATGATTTAGCTCAATGGGCTGAAGATTATTCTTTAACAAGAAACGATAGAGTTGCTAAACGAATTCGTAGGAAAGGTACTAGCCCTAGAAATGGTGTTAATAAACAAGTATATCGCGCCTATCTTCAAAGTCTAGGATGGGAATGGGTAACTTGTAATGAAATAGGACAATCTAAAAAAGTTCATCTTGATGCAAGTGAATTACCAAAAGGTAGAATTATATGTAAATGTTCAAGACACCTTACCACAATGATTGATGGAGTGATTAACGATACCTACAATCCTCAACGGAAACATCGTGGATATCCAAATGAGAGAATGGTTTATGGGTACTTTAAAAAATCAGAAACGCCATATTCATTCTAATTAACAAGGGGAGTGTAACATCTCCCCTTTTAAACTCAAAGAAGGGGCTTAGGCCCCTCTTTTTTTAGCTGTATCTAAACAGCCTTTTAAAGAGTCCTAAAACAAAAGCCAAAATCAACAAAAGGAAAGAGCCGAAATAGAGCTTGTGATACCATTTATCTCGCTCGTGATAAACGATCTTTTCAAAAGGAACGCTGACTGTCCTTACAATCGTGTCAGCATCACAGCCGCCATCTATTATAAGGGTGTCTGAGATACGCATAATCTTCACTCGGAAGTTGTTCTTTACTATCTCCACTGTATCCGTGTTTGAGATGGTGACCGTATCCAGCACAGCAGTCTTCTCTGTAACAACCGTGTCCGTGACAATCACCGTATCCTGGACTAGAATTGTCGGGTCTTTCTTGATTGCTTTCTTCAGATGCCATTGTGTTGAACAACTACTTAATGATACTACAAACAAAGATAATAAAACCTTAAAAAATATAAAATAATATTTCATTAGAAACTGTCAATTACTTTTTGAACATCTGAAGTCGAAGCGTGTATTTTCATATCTAAACCAGCTTTCCATCTATATACCTCTATATTGTCTAAAAACAATATTAATGTAGGCACATTTTTAATTTTGAGATCTTTTCTTTTTTGAGGATTTTGTTCTATACAAACTTTAGTTTTTTTTACACCTGACAAAGAATTAAATCCTTCATAGCTATTAGATAAATTAAACGGAGCGTTATATTCTATTATGATTAAACCATCGTCTGGTATTTCTTTTTCTTTACGCGTATCCTGAGCTTCAAAACCTAAAGTCAAGAGTAGTATAAAGAAAAACTGTTTCACCTTCTAGAAACCTTAATTTCATATAGACGATCTTCTATTCTCGTCATCTGCTCTTTTATTTCAGAGATGTCTTCCTTAGTTTCCATAACAGCTTCTCTTACAAGCTCCTCTTTTAGTTCGTATTCAGTACGAGAAACCACAGGTTTTGGAAGTTCTTTAGCCTCTTGAATCTGAGCATTTAGATTATAATATAATCCAACAAAAGAAGCAATTACAATAGCGATAGTAGCTAAACTTTTAATAGTTAACCCTAGTGTAGTCTCTTCACCTAATATAGATAAGTTTCTTTTATTAACGCTTTCTATAATGTTATCTAGGGTTCCTTCGCTATCGTTTTTCTTTTTCATTTCTTTCCTGCGAACTTTTCTAATCCAGCAATCCCAAATGAACCAAGTGTGATAAGAAGGAAAGAATTATAGATAAACTCATTCACTACTAGGTCTTTACCAACCCAACCAGTGATAACATCAGCTAAAATAACGAATAACATTACAGCAAAAGAAAGGAATCCAATAATGGTTTTCTCATTCCAATCGTTGCTATCTTTAAAGATCTCTAGGAATTTTTTCATACGACAAAGTTCGTGCATTTTAAATAACATAATGAGCGTGAAACTCAAGCATAGTAAGGGTATTACTTTATGTCTTCTATCTTTAATTTTTTGAATGCATTTTCAAATCTAACTATCTGTTGCTTTTCTTTGTCTTCTAAAAAGCCTAACCGCTTTTCTTTTAATTGATCATCTTTTATATTGTCAGCTTTATCTCGTTGCTTTCTTATGTCTCTAATTTGAGCGTCTATATTTTTTCTTATAGCTTCCATCCTTCTGATTGTGGCTTTATCTTTTGGACTTAAATCACCCTCTTTAGATTCTTTAATTAATTGATTAAGTAAAGCTAGATTGTCATAATACTCTGTTCTATCTTGATAGTCATTAGTCTCTCCAACAAATACTCTGTAGAAAGGAATGTTTCTAGCTTCTATATCACCACCTTTTTTGACAGCTTCTGCAGTTTGTTTTGCCCTTCTAATTGTTTTACCCGCTCCTCCAGTAAACCACTCTAATATAAAACCAGCCTTGTCAGGATTTATATCTGCTTCTCCAGGGATAAATTCAGAACCTCCACTAGCTTTGTTTAAAGCTTTAGTCCACCTTTCTAAATTTTCATACTTACCTCTTCCTAACTCAGATTCTGGTTTGGGTGTTTTATTGTATGGATTATTCTCATTAAATATTGTCCTTCCAAAATAATTTTCATTAGCGATTAGACTAATTACTGGTTGGCCTATTGTTGGTGTCAACATTTTAGTAGTATATAAAATAGGGTCTGAGCTGTTAGGAAAATTTAAAGGAGAGAACGATCCTGCAGATGCATTAAATATATCTCCCAAGACCTCTCCTTTTTTAGTTATACCTTGTTGTGCATTCGCTAGAGAATTTCCTATAACATAAAAAACATTAAGACCATAAGGCAAAGGTATTTTATAATAATCCTTTCCATCAGGTTTCATTATTACAATGTTTCTTTCTTTTACAAATTGAGGAACTTTAGAATAGTAAGATTCTCCATCGTCATCATCTTCACTTAATGATTCATTTATAAGAGACATAACTCCTCCAAAAGCTGTTAATCCTAATGCCATCTTTTGAGCGGGGCTTATCTTAACTTTTTTCTTTCCTGTTTTTTCATCTATGTTCCATTGTGGTTTTAATGTTCTAATCAAACGAGAGGTTCCTTGAATAGATGCATTAAAGAATAAATAGAAAGAATTCATAAGAGTTCCATACTCTCCAGTTCTATTAAAGTTAACTGTCAATTCTTTTGCAAGCTCTGCTGCTTTTTCTCTTGGGACTCCAGCTTTTCTAGCTTCAGTATATGCAGAAAGACGAACTGCATTTTCCACAGATCCGTTAACCCTCTCTGCAATTCTTTGACCTGCTTTTGCGGCTTTCTTTAGTCCTTTTTCTCCTTTGCTATTTATAAGGGAGTCAATATCTTGCTTTAAACTTTCAGAAGACTGAGCATATATCCATCCTGTTTTTGCTCCATCCTCAACAAAGTCCGCGTAGTAAGCTTCTAGATTTATAGGGTTTCCATCAGCATCATATGCGGGGTCCCCTCCCTTTTTACCTTCTACTTTAAATATAGCCTTTACAGATGGTAATACATTTTTTAAAACCTTAGCAGCTAAGTTCTTTACATCTGCACCATCAAGAAATCCACCTTTGTTGGTTTGCTCACCAACTAAGTTTACAAGACCAGCGGGAACGTCTCTAGTGAAGTTTCTAAATATGAACTCAGGATCGTAAGTAGTTATCATACTACTTAAAAATCTATTTAATCCTGAAATATTTCTAACAATTGGATTAAGATCTCCAGCATCTTTAGTAGTAAAACCTTTCATAGTTTCTGCCATTCTTGGATCAGCAAATCTTATGAACTTATATTTCCCATCAAATAAAACTTTAATTATACCTGAGTTTTCTTTATTAGATTCTCTTATTAGTTCATTTAATTTTTCTTTATTTTTAGCCTCTAAAACATTCCAAACTGGTTTATCATCAGCCCCAATAATTGGATTCTTTTCAATCAAATTATAGAGCTTTTGTAATACTTTGTTTTTACCACCTTGTATTATTGCCTCTTGATACTTGTTTACAGTTTCAGAAAAAGAACCTCCCGCTTTTTTATTTCTTCCTTTAGCTTTCTTGAGAGAAGATACTCTGAACCCTTTACCTACTCTTCCGACACCAGATTGATCTTCATTAAGCTCTTCAAAGCCTTGAAGCGGAGTATAGTTGTTAAACATTTCATTCCAATCTGAAAGAGCTTCTTCGCTAACTATACCTGACTCTAAGTAGGTCTCTCTTAAATTGTTCAACATCTCTTGATATGACTCTACAGATTCTCTTATTCCAGCGTCTTGTATGTCTGCAACTTTAGGATCTTTAGCTTGTTCAGGAGTAAAATTAAATTCTTCTACAAGAATTTTTTGTGCTTCTTCATCTGTTATACCAGATCCTTTAACATTATCAGGATCAGACTTTAGTATGTGAGCATTACGTTCTTGAGCGTGTAACGCTAGTAACAGATTATCAAACCTTTCTTGAGATAACCCTATTTTTTTTAAATTCTCTGATACTTTTTCAACTTGTGGCTTGAGAACTTTATTTATTTTATTTATAACTTGACCATCCATTAAGGTTAATGCATTTCTAAAGTCTTCGTTTAAACCTAGTTTACCTTTTACATTTTGAACTGCAGCTTGAAGATTAGTAATGTCTATAAACTTATCTTGAAACTTTCTTTGAAGGTTGGTTAAATATCTTTTTACAGATCCCTTTTCTTCAACTTTAATTGGGTCGGGATCAATAGGAGGAGCTGTTACTTTTTCATCCTCTGAAACTGAAGTTTCCGTAACCTCTTCAACAATTGGCTCTTCAATAACACTTTCTTCAACAGCCTCTGTTGTGACTTCTTCGACAGGAGCTTCCTCAGTTATCTGAGCTTCATCAACAGCTGGGGTTTCTACAGCAGTTGTAGTTTCTTTAGCTTTAATTGGACCAGCAATAATATCCTTCATTTCAGTCATTAAAGCATCAGACCTTTCTTGAAATAGTTCTGCTTTAGGAAATTTTTGCAACTCATTATAAGATTTAGAAAGTTCTTGAAGTCTTGATTGATCTTCAATCGGTAAAAGGTAAATAGGTTCTTTAACTTGAGTATTTATTTTAAATATTTTATTGTTAGCATTTCTTATGATATCATTTGCTATTATTATTTGTTCTTCTGTTAAGTTTTCTTTTGAAGCTAAAGCGTCATTTGCTTTTTTTATTCGTTTATTTAAATCTTGATAGTTTTTATCTCTCGCTAAAATAGAATTTGCTATATCGTCTATAGAATTAACCAATGTATCAGCTACTGCTTCTTCTCCCTCTGTAGTTAAACGCTCACCTTCTGGTTGCTTTTTATTTTCTTCTTGTACTTTCTCTTTTACTGCTAAAACTTCTGCTTCAATTCCAGGAGCTTCGCCTTCTGTCTTTCTAGACTTAACATATTCAGCTATAATACCTGGAGATGCGGGAGCTAACTCAGCAAATCCTTCTAACAATATATCTCTAACATCTATATCATCTCCTGCAACAAGTTGACCTGATAGCTCACCAGCAGATCCTAACGCAGCTTGAGCACCTACTTCCGCAAGAGCGGCCTTTCTTTTTACAACCGAAGGTAAAGCTCCTACAAACTCTTCACCTAAAGATTTTCTAGCATTTTTAACTACACTAGAGGCTATCTTACCACCTGTTCCACCCGATACAGCATCAAACAAAGCAATAGGAACACCTCTTTTGTTTGCATAAGTACGAGCCTCTGACATAACTTCAGGGTTAGCAAAAGCGTTTTCTAAAGCCTCTTGATTAGAAGTATCTACACCAGCTTCTTGAAGAGCGGACATCATTGAATTAGCATATTCTATAGCATAAGAACTACCTCCAGCTAATCCAGCAAAAGCACCTGATAATGTTCCAAGAACAGGAATAAAACTTCCAGCACCAGCTCCGACAGCAGCTTCACCTATGGCAGAAGGAGCAGCTGTAGCCATACTGATAAATGACTGAGGAACAGTTCTTAAAACATCTAAAGCAAAACCACCAATGAGACTATCACTATATAAAACATCTCCCTTTTTAGGTTGATTATCTTTAAGAACTTTATTATAGTAAGCAATCTTTTCATAGTCAGTCGAGCCACCATCTATCAATTTACCTAGAATTCCAGAAGCAATACCTGTATTGATTACTTTTTGAACTTCATTTGGATTATCATCTACAATCCAAAATGATTCAAACTCTTTATCATCAGTAACTTTAGGCTCAGTAACTTTAGGCTCACTTAATCTTTTAACCTTACCTACAACTGTTCCTATGTCAGATTGAGGTGATGATTGTACAGATTTTTCTCTAGGTTTAGAAAGATAGTCTTGTGCAAAAACAATTTCTTCCTCGCTGTAGTTTCCATCATTTCTAAGATACTCTATTATATCTTCAGAGCTGTTGGATTTAGAGGCTTGTTCAAGGTTAGCAATGAACTCTTCATCTTCCATATTATGATGGTATTAATGCTTTTCTAACTCTATTAAATATCCTACCAAGAGTGGTGTCATTGGAAACTCTACCACCCTTCTCATAAGTTAGTTGGTTTAACTTTTTAATAAGCTCTTTTGTTTCATCTAAAGTTGGTCGTGCAGGAATTTTAGGTATTGCCTTTTTAAATGCATTGAATTCATCTAATTTATCTTCTTGAGATACTCCCTCTTCTTCTTTAAGTATTTTCTCTTTTTTCTGTTCTATATAGGTAGATATAAGATCCAAAGCTTCTATTCGTTCATCATCAGTTCCTTTAGGATTTATATCTAATTTTTTTTGTATACCTCTAAAAATTTTATTCTCTTTCTCTTTTAGTTCATTTACTTCTTTTTGTTGTTTTTCAGCCTCTTCTTTTTCGACCAAGTTATCAGCTATTTTTAAAATTCTTTTTCTATCTTCTTCGGGTAATAGATCATATTCACCTTGTTCTTTAACTGTTTTTCCCAATACACCTTTTCTTCTTTGGTTATACTGTTTAGCTAATTTTAAATCATCATCACTAATCTCTGTAGGGGAATCTGTAGGTTTAGGCTTTTTTGTTGTAGTGCTTTTAAGTCTATCTAAATCACTAGCGAAGCCTGTATCTTTTGAATATTTATCTTTTTGTAAAACAAATGCATTTTGACTTCCTTTGTTAGCCCTTTCCATATCTGCATCTGCGCCTTTTAGTTGATCAGAAGTGTAAAAAGTATCAATATTTTTTGTTATTTTTTCTCCCGTACTAGGATCAATTACAACAACATCTTTAGTTCCAATGAACCCTTCATTACCGAATTTATCTGTTGCCTTTCTTATAATCGTTACATCTTCTTCACCTTCTGTGAATGAAGCTTTAAATGGCTTTGGTAATGTCATTGAAAAAGGAAGAGTTATAATATTCCCTTCATCATCTGTTACATTAAAATCACCAAAATTATAGTCAAGGGGTTTGCTTTTAGAAGATCCTCTTAGAGCATCTACTCTTGATTGTATTTGGAACTTTTTTTCTTGCTCAGTTAAAGTGTCTAAACGGTTTATAAGCTCCTTAGTTAGTTGATCCTTATATTTTTTTATTGCTTCTTCTTTTTCTTTCAGGTCAGCCCCCTCTGTAGCATTCGCTAGCCTCATTAACATAGATTCTCCACCTAGCCTTTCTAACTCTTGTCTATTGGGATAACTGTAAGCAATCATTTTTGCTATGTCTTGAGGTTGATATGTGCCACCTAATAAAACATCCTCAACAAAAGAAGCTATGTCCTTCTCCTCTTTTCTTTTACCATTAGCATAGAAACTGTCACTACTGAAAGTCTTTATAAGATCATCTGCTGCTGCGCCTGGAGTTAATATATTAACTTGATATCTTAAATTATCTGAAGCCTTTGGAACTTTATTAGCGTATTCAGCAATAGAGAAAATATTTACAGGCTCAGTTTGAGCTTCTTTAAGAGTCATTAATAAATCTTCGGGGTCCTTATAGTTTTGAGGATTCTGTTGAATCAAAGCAATATCAGTTCCAAGTTGCTGACTAAAATTCAAAGCATCAGATGCTAGATTTTTATAATCATTATAAAGTTGTTTTATTTTTCTGCGACCTTGAGGAGTAGAGTTGCCTAATGTAAACTGATCTTCAATCTGTCCCCACAGCTCTTGCATTTCTTCCTTAACCCCTTCTGTAAAAGGTCCGTTTATTTCAGCGAAGTTATCATAGTAAGCCATTGCCGCTTCTTCTTCCGCTCTTTTTCTAGCTTGACTTCTTTCAAATCTTTGACTAAAATCTTCAAGCTCTATTACATATGGATTAGGATCTGCCATTTCTTATTTAAATTGTGATTTATTAAGCATCTTGTTTACAAACTTGTGTAAAGGTGTATTACCTTTTTTAGATAAAGACTTTAATTGTTTTGCTTGATCAGGATTAAAAATGTATTCTCCTCCTGTCATCTCTCCAATCTTAGAGCCTTTCTGCATTATATCAATAGGGTTTTCTTTGTGAGAAAACTTGCCTGGAGTCTTTTTAGCTTTACCACCTTTTTTAAATCCCATTAAACTCCTTAAAGAAGGATCAGCAAGGTAAGCCTCTGTATCTTCAAGAGCAATAGCGTCTAGTATTTCTGCATCTTCAACACTAGATGGAACTTTAGGTCTAGGAATAGAACTAATCTCAACATCTTGAGCTAAATTTTCTTTTAACTTATCTAAAGCATCAAACTCTCTTTTTGTGTCTTGAGTTAATTTTTTTTCATCTGCCGCTAACTTCAATGCATTTTTTTCTTCTCTTATTTCATCTAAAGATTTAACATCTTCTGTTTTCTTAGTAGGAATCAAATCTAAACCTCCGCCTATAGCTTGACTTGCACCTCTAAAAATGTTTTGATAACCAGCATCTCTAAGCATTTGTGCTCTTTGACGATCTCTTTCAACTCTTCGAGCTGTCTCTCCAAAGTCAGCACGCTCTAACTGTCTATCTCTAGCGGCTGAAGCACTTCCATACTTGTCTAAATAAGATTGCGTAGCTCTATCTGCAGCGGCTTGAAGACCTTGAACACCACCAACTAAAGCCCTAGTTCCTCGTCTTCCTAAAGCCTCTACACCTGTGGCCATATTACGAGTAATGGATTGCATACCTCTCATTGCATCAGTTTGCTGTTGAGCCATTCTTTTTCTAGCGGCTTCAGATCTGATCATTCCAGCTTCTAACGAGTCAACTTGAGCTAAGTCTCTACCTCCTCTTCGGAATTGTCCTATACCTAAAGCAGCCTGACCTAACCCAGTTGCTAGGTTAACGTATCCTCCTAATTGATATTTTTTCTCTTTCTTTTTCATATTACAAAATTAACACTTATTAGCGTAGATTATTAGCTAGTTTAGATTGGGCAAAAATTAAGTTTATAGCATACAATTCTAACGGTGTAGTTAGATTAGATGTGAGTTTAGTTTTAATATAATAGTCCCTCATAGGATCTCCTTCTATTGGAGAAGTTGATATTAAAACGACCTCATCATTAGCTGAAACTTTACCTATCACACTAACATTACAAGTTAATTCTTTTTCACCACTTACACTAACAGCTGAAAGTCCTAATGGATCTAAAGCATTTCCATTTATTTTATACAATGCTGTTCCACTTATAGATCCACTTTCTCCTAAAGTACCAAGAGGAAAACCTATAGTATTAATAGCATTTTTAAATGTTATTTTAGTTACATCTCCAGTGCTTGTTGTTGCTACTACACCTAATCCAAATATCTCTGAAGTTCCATTTACAGAAGTAATACTAGCTGTGGATGTAGTTGATATAGCTGTCGATGCTAATGTTGAATCTTGGTGTATTGGCGCATAATAAAAACCTTCCTTCTCTTGAAATACTGAAGATGCTATAGTAGATGTTTGATCTGAATTGGTCAATGTGCAAGACCAAGACCCACTATCTCCTTCAACACTTATCGCTTCGTAAACCTTAACCATAGAAGGGTCTGCATTTGCAACAGATTCAATAATACTAGGCCCAGCAACCCCATAAAATGTATTTCTTGCAGTAGTTGGATTGTGTTCATATAGCTTACCTGCTTTAAACGTATAAAGCTTATTGGAAAGTGAACATATTTCTTCAGCGATATAGGAATATCTAGAATTCCACTGAGGCTTTTTAAGGTCATAGGCTATGGTAAATGCATCTAATGTTACAGAACCGTTTGTTAATGTTAAAGTAGTATCATCATTAACTAGCGTTAACTGATTTGTACTTTGACTTAAAGTACCTTGTCCAAAAGCGGTAGTTGCTTGAGTAGTTAAAGTAACTTGAATCGCGCTTAATTGAGTGAGTTGATTAGTTGGAGATAGACTTTCTGCCACGCCCAATACAGGATTACTAGTTTGTGTATCTGCAATAAGCAAGCCTGACCCAGACTCATTGTACTTTTCTTGATCCAGATTAAAAGTATGAGGGTCAGTATCCCAATCATAGGTTAAAGCATCATCGTATATAACTTCAGTTTCTACAAAACCTACTGCGTCATCAGTTTTAACTTTAGCGTTAACAGATGCTCCTGTAAGACTATCATTAATAGTTAGAGTAGATGTTGTAAGTCCAGGAGAGCTAACAATATATTCATAGTTTTCTCTATCAATACCGCCAATATATCTTCTATTAATAGCTGTTGGTAATAGAGAGAACATCCTACTAGTAAAGAATGAATCTACCAGTTGCTCACTGATGACAGAGAGCCCTGTTTTTGGTTGTATCCTTAATACCTTACCCGCACGATTGTCCACAAAATATGCATCACCTCTGTATGCTGCAATAGACTCAGGGTTAGTATTACATCCATAATCTCCCATATAATAATTTATAGGGCCTAATACTTTTTCACTTGCTGTAATTAAATCATCTGAGACTCCACTTTGAACTATATTTCTTCCTACAGAAATAACACCAGCTCTTCTTTCTTGTATGACATACATAGAATCATTGTAAGAAACTAATCCTCTTATAGATCCATATTCGTAAGACATATCTTCATAATTCACTAACTGTAAATTGAAAGATGATAAACCTAAATATTCACTACCCGTTATAAACTGATCAGAATAAGTTATTGAACCATATCTTTTTATTCTTCTAGCGTCAGGTAAGTAAGGGAATATTCTTCCTTTAGACGTATAATCCGAAGGATAAAAATCACTTACCCTAAAGTCTTCTATAAAGTCTACTATAGCATTTTGAGTTGTTGCTAAAAGTTGATTTTTCTTTTCGTTACCATAAGGAGGAGCGGCCCCTATAAAATTTGTTCTAAGTCTAAAATAAGAATCACCCTCATCTAAAGTCATAACAGCAGTCCCAGCTGCATTATCTACAGTTACAGCTTTTACTTCTGCTGGAGTCCAACTTGAAACAGATGTTCCATAAAACTTGTAAGTATATCCTGTCTCATCTGTATTTTGCATAACATTACCTACAGTTATAGCTCTGTTTGGTGAAGCATCCTCTACAATTCTATCACCTTTATATAGTTTTTGATTAGAGCGAGCAACAACAACATCTGTTGCGGCATCATAACTTATGATTTTAATGCTAGCTGTAGTTGATGGTCTTTGAGTCCCATACACCCCATTTGTTACTGGTAAAGAAGTTCCTATTTCGTAGTACACTTCTGAATCTGTCATTAGATTAGGTCTGTATATCTCTACTATACAGTTTTTATCCCAATTAGAAATGCCATTTGATATCGATTGAACATCGAAACCTGCTTCGTTTTTTATCTCTTCAATAACTATAAAATCTCCCGTTGTATTTAATATAGCTTCTGGACTGCTTCTATCTAATAATGGGTTTTTTAAAGGATCCGCAGTCAAGGTGACAAAATTTACAACTCTAAATTCTGCTGAAGATTTTAAATCATCATCATATCTTACTATTCTTAAACGATCTCCTTCTGCAAAACCATAATTGGTTAATGCACCCATTTGGTTAACATAAGAATTTTGTTTTCCTTGTAAAGTGTTAAATGATAAATAAATGTTTTTTGTTGAGGAGAAACCTCCTTGATTACTTTGATCATTAAAAGCTAAATAAGCTCCACCAATACCGTACTGTATTTTATTTTGATTGGTTCCTTTTCCTATGTAGACAGGAGAATATCTTTCTGCATAATTCGGTGCTCCAATTTGATTTAACCTAATTGTTATATCAGAAAAACCTACTAAATCATTTTCAGAAGATCTGTTACCAACAGGCTCAATATAAACAGTAGGTAACTTTTGAACTCCTGAAGCTCTTCCCCTATTATCAAAAAATACTAGGCCCAATTGATGAGTTGAACCTCCTTTAAAAGACTTAGTTCCATTGAGCTTATTTTTATCCATTATAAACGTTCCGCCCTGTTGAACACTTGCTCCAACTCTATTAACTACACCTTGCATATCAAATGTTGTCCCTACTCCGATTAAATCAGTTCCCCTTCCGTTATCAGCCAATGCGAATGCGGGTATTTGATTACTTTGACCTTTTTCGTTTCTTTCCTCTATAAAGTCAAAAGAAGAATTTTGAGAAGAAGGATTAATAACTGTACATTGTTGTGCTCCAGAAGTAAATTTATTAACCCTTATAGTGAGTCTTTGAATAGATTTCTCAAAAGTAGAAATATTACTACTAGAATTAAACCCTTTATTTATTAAAGCAGAGTAACCTTCTCCTTGAAAAGATGCGCTTTCAATTCCTGTTGTTACTAATAATGTTTCTTTACTTATATCTAAATCACTAAAGCCTGAAGAACCACCTTGTGGAACTGCTTGTATAGGATAATTTTTTTGAATAGCATTTACTATTATGTTATGAACTGCCGCTCTGTCAACTGTTCCTTGCGGTAAAACAACTTGTTGTCTTACTTGAATACCACTAGTATTTACTTTAATACCTCCATTTTTTATTTTCGTAATTGCAACGGAATGGTCAATGGTATCAGATGTGTCTTTTTGTTTTATGTAATTAATAGTTGGAGATCCAACAATAGGTCCATCAACTTCAGGACCTAATCCTGTAGAGGAATTGTATCTCATCCCAGACATAGATCCAAATACATCATCTATAACATCATTATTAGGACCTTGAACTGAAATTGATTGAAAATCAAAAGCAAAACTTGTTCCTCTGTTTGGTATAGTAGTAGGAGGGTCTACATCATTAAAAAGAGTTACATCTCCATCATTACAAGAGAAATTTAAAAAAACCTCATAATCTTTATCTAAGGGAAATGTTAAGCCTGTAAGAGTTAAATCTATATTTATCAAAGAATCGTTATTAGAATTCTGAGTTACTGGTATGTTAAAAACACTAGATTTTTCATTATAGTTAGCTAATACTTCTGAGTCTAAAGTTGTATTAGGGAAACCTTCTGTATATCCACCATAAAACAATCTTCCGTTTGCAATTGCTTGACTGTCAGCAACTTGAGGAACGTTGTCATATACTTTGTCTGCTTGTTGTGCAGGTAATGGAATATATCCTTGATCATCACTAAAGTTAATAGTGCTTGTTGTACCGTTTACATTGTTGGCAATATCACCTATTACTTCAAAAGCTTTAGTACCACCTCTTCGTGCTACAATTTTGATTCTGTTTACATCAGCAACACTATGATTAACAGTTACATTAATCTGATTAAAAAAGTTTCTTTGTACATTATTTATAAAACCATCTTTTAATTGAGATGCAGTTGTAGACATTTGAGTATAAGGACTCAAAGCAGATTCTTCACCGTCTATGTATTCATATAAATAAGCAAATTGAAAGTTTTCTTCAAATAAATTATTTACAAGAACCGAAGGATTATTTACAAACTCCATTGTGGGGGCCTCCAATGGCGGCTGTTTAGCTGTTGTTATGTAAAGCAACTTCTGCTCATCAGTACCATTCAAAAAGAAATTACCTGGATAACCACCAGAACCTGTAAAAGAAGCTTCAGCTAAAGTGGCATTTATCTTCTTAGGCGCACTATTATCGGTGCTGAAGTATATAAGTATGTCTTCATTGGTATTTGTCAGCAGAGAAGCTTGCACGTGGTCTGTGGCATTAAACTGAAGAACTGAGTCTTTATATACTATGTAAAGCTTTTTACCATTTTGATCATATCTAAAAATAGTATGATTGCCATTACTGTTGTATACAAAGTAATATAGTTGACCCTTTGTTTCATCTGCCAAAGAACCAATTGTTACATTTGTTCCCGTTGGCATTGTTCCGTTTTCTATGGTTCCAGAAATATCTTCGTTACCATAAGCATTCTTAATAAGAAGAGCATCACCATCATCATCTACAGACACTCTTAAATTCTGAGCGTCACTCATTTGAAAACTAGTTATAATCCTCTCGTCATCATCTGTATTCAGATAGCGTGGTAATAGCTTATCAATAGCCATAGATTAAGCTTTAGGAGATAATTTGAAACTCTTCTGTATAGTAGATATAGCATCCATCTTGTTGAAAGATTTCAATCTAGAATTTGCTAATCTTCTTTCATTATAATATTCTCTTCTAGCTCTAGCCTTTTCATTAAAAGGAACACTAGATCTACGAGAAATAACCTTGTAATAGATATAAGCTCTTAATGCCTCTTCTGCATAAATAGGAACACAAGGATTGCTACATTTAGCAGCATCCGAAATATATTCCATAACTATTCTTGATGTGTCGGTATTTATAGAAAGCTCAATTCTGTTTTGATCAGTGTTAATTCTGTACTGACCTGCTAGCTGTCCTCCACCCAAGCCATACAGTCTTCCCATCTGAGATTGATACTCAAAGTTTCTAAACAAATAAGAATCAAATCCTAATAAATCTTCAGGCAAGTTAGGAGCTGGCTCATTAGGTAATATGTTTATATTAGGGTTGTTACCAAAAACATAAACCAAACCATCTTCACCTAGCGTGCCAATCTTTACCATATCCACATAGTCATCAGGTAAAGGAACTGTTCCTAATGCAGAATCATAAGTAAGCAACGTGCTCTTTATATTGTGAGCTATATCAAAATTAAACTCTCTAATTCCTAGTAAAGCGTGTTGTCTTAATTGATAGTCTGCAGAAGTGTAACCATAGTCATCTTCTGTTTGACTAATCATATAGTTGTTTATTACTTGGTCTACTGTTATATAATTTTGTGCCATTAGCTAATAGATGTTTTTTCGTTTTCAGAAGAAGCGTAACTAAACACATCTTTGTCTCTGAGGCTAACTCCAACAAGCTCTGCAATCTCATCAACTAAATCAGTAAAGTACATTTCGGGTAATTCAAAGTCAACACTATTGGCTGCTGAATATATCTCTACACCTGTGACAGCTGAAGTATAACCAAACGTTGGTTGAGCTGTTGTCTTGGCTTGTGTCGTTGGGTTAACGCCTTGAGGAATCTTATAATAACGCATTACAATTTGAGTAATATTCGTATTTACGTTTGGGAACACCTCTATATTGTTTGATATTAAAGCTACGGGAGCATTATCAGAAGGAGCCATTATATCGCTATTAATGATTCTGTCTATATGATCTGTATTATAAACTATTTGTACTAGGTTAGATTCTGAAACACCTAAGATTACATTGGTAATTGTATTTATTGTTACAGCTCTAGCAAAGTCAGCAGGCTTATCAACAGCTCCATTACTTAATGTGAGTGTGACCTTCTTAGCAAAAGTTGAAAGATCTTCCATACTCTCTTTAGAGCTAGCGGGTCTTTGACCCATTCTAGAAGCCCTAGTCATTCTGTCAAACAATCGATTGTAAACATTCATTTGAGCGATGCCTGCAAACTGATTAAATACGGATGGAGTTATGAATCCTCGCTGGTCTTTATTGACCAAATCCTTTAATGCTTTATATACTCTTTCTACACTTGCCATAGCAATAATCCTTTAAGCAAATATACGGAAAAGAAAGAAGGCCCCAGGGGGCCTCCTCTTGAGTTAGCTCAATCAATACTAACTCATAACAAAAACAGATAGATTACAAACTTACGAAAGTTTCTCTAGCCTAGCAAGGAGCTCCTCATAGACTAGTGCACCCTTATCTGTCAAGCAGAAACGAACTAATATGTCTTTAGAATCTTGGCCTGCAGGACAGCTAACAATTAACCTTCCTGAATCAAACCAATAAGCACCATCAGGCTTACAATCAATTATTTGAAACTCTGTTGCTTGAATAACCGCAGAACGACATTTTACACGAGGGTCATCAAACATTCTCATAAACGCTTCAGGTCTAGCCTTAGCCTCTTTTAAAAGTTCTCTTCTTATCTCTAAGTTCTTTTGAGTAATATTTATTCCTAAAGAAACAGCAACAGATAAAAGCTCATCCATATCTTTATTCCTTACCATAGCGATAGCATCGTGAGCTAAGAACTCATCTTTCACCTCTTTCTCAGTATCTCTTGTTCTGTCAACTAGTTGAAACAAGTTGCCGCCATTAGCCTTGTTTTCAGGATGGCGATCAAGAAATGCTTGAAGATTAGGCTTGTTCTCAGGAACAATTAAAAGACCTTCATTAAACATAACGTGTTCTCTTTTGGATTGAGGATTTTGTTCATCTTTATAAATGCTAGGCTCAGAAGGGCAATATCTAATAGCTCTTACTTGCCTGGTTTCAGCATCATAATAAGTGGTCTCTGTAGTTATTTTACATACAATACCTCCACCTTTAGGAATCTCGTAAATTTTAGTTAGCACAACAGGTGCTTCTTTTTTTACGACTTTGTATCCTGTCTTCTTAGCCGCAGGAGTTGCTTTTGGGGTTTTGACTTGATTAGCCATTATTGAATAGTATTAAATTAAAAAAAAAGGGAAGGAGCAAAGCTCCCTCCCAAATTAAAAACAATTACGCCTTTAGTAAAACGTGCTGGTTAGCAGCGCGAGTTACAAGACAAGCTTCAGAACGATAGTTGAACTGAAGATCATCAACGTTAGTGTTATGAACACCTAAGATAGAACCTGTCATCCAGTGCTCTAGCTCACGACTGTAACCGTTGGTATCCTTGTAGTTCATCTCCAAAGCGTTAGCACGAATGCCAGTCTTAGGATCAACAACTGTAGTCATAGGAATCATAGCTCCGATATACTTAGAACCAGCTAACAATGTAGGATCATTAAGAAGTTTCCAATCGTGCTTGTGGAAAGTATAACCTCCACGAGTGAATGATTGGAATCCTAAATCAGCTCCACCACCATCACGACCACCGAATGCGTTAACACCGACAGTAGCTCCAACGTTGTGAGTTGTTGGTCCTGCATTCTTGTTTCCAGCGAAACCAGCAGCTCCGTTCATAGAAGCGACCATATCGTCAATAGCTAATCCTTGAGAAGTATTAACGTACATAGCATATTCTGGAGTAGCTCCTTGCTTGTCTAATTCAGCAATGATAGCATCCATATCTGCAAAACCAGCGATGTTACCACCAGTGTTTACAATACCTCTACCTTCAAGAGCAGCAAAGTAACCTTCTCCTGCAGTAACGCTTGCGCCAGCTCCAGTTAAAGTATTACCAACAGTCTCTCCAAGAAGCATCATCATCTCACGCTTGTCTAAGAAACGAGCACGAGTGTCCATCTCTCCCTTAACGTACCATCTGTAGTCTCCGTTACCAACGTTAACCCAACCAATGTTAGTTGCTTGAGAACCAGTAACCTTGAATACTTCCTTTACGATATTGTAAGGATTAGTTCGCTTGATAACGTTACTCTCTAGGAATCCAGTGTTTTGATCAGATCCTTGCTTGAACAAGTTTCCAATAACTGGCAAGTTAACAGCTGTAGTAGCTGCAATTGCAGTAGTCAAGTTCCCAGATAGAGCTTGTAAAGTATAGTCAGCAGTAGCTCCTGAAGCAACTTCTCCTGTTGGAGAGATAGCAGATACGATAAATCGATCTTCTCCTCCTACAAGTACAACGTCATTTAAACGCAATACTGAAGCAACGCCTGCAGCTTTTGAGAAAACAAAAGTAGAAGCAGTAGTAGCTGTAATAGCTGGATTACCTGTAGCATAGCTATGTAATCTAGTTTCTTCCCAATACTGTACTTGGTCAGCAGATCCGCTTGCGCGAACAGCTCCAGTAAGATTTAGGAATCCTGTGATACCTCCAGAAATCTGCTGATATCCGTAGGTTTTAACCAACTGGTCCCTGTTATCGGGCTTGTTGATTTCATCTATATAGTCTCCAAGCGAAGAATATTTCGCTGGATCTAGTTGTCTAAAGACAGCTGGTTTGCTGTCATTAAAGACGGGGGGTGTTGTAAGTGCCATTCTTTATATTATTTTAAGAATTGATTATTTGATTCGAATTTGTTGTCTGGTACCAAGTGCTTCAATCACTTGTTGTGCCAGTGAGTTATCTTGAGGTTGGTCTGATCCTTTAGGAGCATCGTTTTTAACGTTAGCAGCCGTTTCGACTACAGCACGTTGTCCATCGCTAAGGCCCTGTTGGTATATGTTTTTTATAATATTAGGCAAGTTATCTGTAACTGTCCTATGCATATTCCATAAATCGTGGTCCCATTCTCCTTGAGCATCTACATATTTGTCAAAATACTCTGTCATCCGAGCATTGTCATTCGTCAATTCTGATCGGTAAGTCTCAGGCACGCCATAACTAAACTCTTTACCATTAGGTAATTCAAATGCTATTTGATCAAGTTCAGATACAGATCGTGACATATCGTTTTGCCAAGCAGTATCAAACGGATTTTCAAAGGACTCTTCAGACGTTGCAGCTATTTCTGGAGCCATATATCCTTCTCTTAGAGATGACATATTTCCCCTTGCTTTATCTGCATCAATCTTGAGCTGTAGTTTAGACAAGCGAACCTCATCATCAGAATAAACATCTTCATCTATTTTATACTTAGAGCTAACCAAAAGGTCAATCTCTTCGTTAGACAAATTAGGGTGATCACTAGATAAAGAAAGTCTCACTGCTTGTTGATCATCCATTTGTTCGGGATCTAAAGCTTGGTAGCGAAACCAGTCCTCTGGTGATCTTCCTGTTTTTTCTACAAAATCAGCAATCACTTGAATTCTTGGATCAAGATTGTAAGATTCTTCAGAAGATTCTTGTTCTTGTGTTTGTGTAGATGGCGTTTCGCCAAAAACTTCACTTGCAAAAGAATTGAAATCTGCCGCTTCCTCTTGGGTATACAAAGAATCATCCCCTTGTGGCACTTCAGTAGTCATTTCGACATTTTCTGGAGTATCAGGTTGAGGAGTTTCCTGAATGTTTTCTTGAGCTGTCTCTTGTGGAGCAGCTTGTTGTTCTTGTTGAGGCTCCTCAGATGCTTGAGCTTCTGCCTCTTGAGTTTCAGGGGCAGGGGGAGCATCAGTAAGTTTAGGGCTTTCAACACTAGGACTCACTTCCATCTCTGGAGGAGGTCCATCCATTATTTCGAAACCAGCATCTTTTACAGCTTGTTCCATATTCGCTTCAATTGAATTCATAAAATCATATTTATTATTATAAATACAAAATTATAATAAGATACTGTTCAATATGTTAGTGAATAAAAAACCCCCACTAAGAGTGAGGGCTTAATAATTGTCTAGATGAAAAGACTATGTTATTGCTAAAAATACAGCATTATTAGTTATCCCTGTAGAGAAAACTCTTTTTACTTGAACAGGTAACATATGACCCATAGGGAAGTTTGTAAAAGTAGTTTCATCTCCATCAACAGTTAAAACTTTAAAACTTACATAATGCTCTGCAATTGCACTAATTGTAGAAGAACTACTTACATATAAAGCATATCCAGGGTAATTACTTGAAGGGCTATAAACAGTAAAAGCCTTAGCTTTAGTATCAAGAATTGTTGAACTAATCTTGATTCTGTTACTATTAATAACTTCTACAACTGTAGCCTTTGTGCTATCAGTAGTGTTAACTACAATTGAACCAGCCATATCTGGAGTAAAATAAGTATTTATTCCAAAGTCAGAAGGGGGTGCGCTATAAACAACAGTAGAAGGGGGGATGATAGAATATTCTTCTCCTGAAGCCATAATGTTTGCTGATAAAGAAAGGACTGTATCACTGTCAATAGCAGTTACAGTAGCTGTAGTAGTATCTGTAGTATTAGAAACAGTGTCTCCCACTAATACTTGAGCGGTAGGACTATTAAAGTTCTCGCTTGTATCTACTAATTTATTAGCTGTCGTTGCTGTTGCTGTTCCTGTTGTAATAACATTAGCTGATGTACCAGATATTTGAACAGCGTTTTTGTTTACTATATCAACCGTATCACTAGGTATTACAGAATAAGCACTTGTTGTATTTATATCTAGTTTAATAGAAGCCATATCTTATTTTCTGTATTTCATTGTGCTTACAGCACCATATTTACGAGGCTCCATTGCAGAGCTCTCATCTCTACGATCTTTCATTGATTGTTTCTTGCTAGAGGCTTTTCCATCACGCATTCCCATAGACTCATCTAAACGATCATTATAGCCTTGCATAAACTTTCGAGCCATTGCTCTTTGCTTAGGGTCTTTTAGAATAGCTTTGATCATTCCTCCGCTTTCATACATTTGCTTCATCTTGCCTCCGCCCATCATAATCTGATCCATAGATTTGTCTGCGCTGTAAGCTCTTTTACCAGAAGCTTTTTCCATTCCTTTACTCTCGTCTCTTCGATCTTTTAAAGACTGAGATTTTTTTCCGTCACGCATACCAATAGATTCATCTAGGCGAGCGTTGTATCCTTGTTTCTTTTTCATAATGTCAAATTTAAGAAAGTTTACGTTAGTAATTCGAGGTGGTTGAATTTAAGAATTTTCTTAAATCTTTTTTGTAAGACTCTTCTGTTTTACCTACAGAGACACCATCTGATTCTCTCATTCTAAAACCTTGAGTAATATCTTCTACATATTCTTTAGTTTCTTTAGGAAGGTATTTAGAAAATGAATCAAAAGAATCATATATATCCACACCCTTGTCTTTTAATTTATTTAAAAGATTTAAAGTTTTTCCCTCACCCATATTGTAAGACATTAATGCTTTAGCAACTTTTACTTTATCTGTTCCTTTTATCCAAGGTCTTTCTATTAAGTAAGACATATAACCTTGTTGTGCTTTATGTGATTGATTAATGTTTTTAGGATTAAACTCACCCTTTTTAAAAAGTTTAAGTCTTACTAATTCTTTTTCTGTATTTGGCATTATTTGAGCTATTCCTTTAGCACCTTTGTTAGATTCAGCTTCAGGATTAAAATTTGACTCTGCATATGCTTGTCTTCTTAGTAATTCTTTTGTAATTAATTTTTTATCTCCTGGACCTACAGATCCACCTTCTACATATTTTTTTACTTTCTGTGAAGCGGGTGGTCTTTTCTTAGATCCTTTAGGTCCTGCCCAAAAAAACTTATCTGCCCAATAGGCTGCACTTGATGGTCCTTTTTTTATGTTCTTTGCGTGTCTTGCTTTAAAAGATTTTCTAGCAGCAGGACTATAGTTATGTCCCATTTTTTGATCTCCAAATCTTATTATTCTAGGCTTACCATCAATCTTAACAGCTACAATTCCTTTTTTAGTAGGATGATTAGGTGTTCTTTTAGGTTTGCTAAAAGCAGATAAGCTGTACTTTTTTAGGAAATCTTTATCAGACATTATCAATAATATATTATATGAACAAAGATAGCAAAAAAAAAGACCGCCTTATTAGCGGTCTAGTTAAGTTAAAAGCTATTGTCTTTACTAGTCTTCTATAACTGAAGCTCCAGTAGGTTCTTTTTCAGATGGAGTGAACTCACCAGTATCAATATTTAAATTACCAGGACCATATTCAGATTCAATTTTTACAGATAGCTCTTTAATCTGCTCTTGATTCTTTTTATACGCATCAAATAATTCTTGCTTCTGATACTCAGAAATAACAATTAAACCTAACTCATTCTGTATTGACTGCATAGCATTCTTTGCTTTTTGCAATCCTTCTAAAAGTTCTTGTGATATTTTTTTCATTACATTTTTATATTATAAAATTATATCTTTTAAAGATACAAAATACTTTAAGTATCACAAATTATTCTGCTACAGTAAGTGTTACTGAAGTTGGTGTAATTTCTAAATCTATTTGAGATTGTATGTTAGCTTCTAAAGCTGTAACCTGGTCTGCACCCATAGCTTCTTTAGTCCAAGCTACTACATCAGCGTTAGTAAGATCAGCAAAAGGTGTAAAGTCAGTGATGTCATCTGTACTTATTGTCTGTGTACCAATGCTTGTCGCTGTGTAAAAATTTCCTTCAGAATCTTTTTGATCAGATGTTCCTGTTACTATCCAATGCACGTTATAAACTACATCTGTGTAGCTTTGGTCAGTAGGGTAACAGTCTACTGTTCTGCAATTCCAATCGTATGTTGTTGCCATTATTTATTTATTTTTGGTTTTTTGTTTGATTTTTCTCCTAATGAAGCCTTAAATTCTTCTAGTGTCATTCTTACCAAAGGTAATCCAGATTCTTCAATCTTTTTTCTTAATTCAGGGGTAGATTTTTGAAACATTTTATTCTGGTGTATAATATGGTATTATATAAGCTGTTCCTCCAACGACTACATCTATAAATCCATCTGGTGAGCTTAAATCACTTGTTGATGAACCAGATTGATCCATACCAAGTTTTGTTCCTTTTATTGTTCCATTAACATCAAGAGCTTCACTTGGAGATGTTGTTCCTATTCCTACATTACCACCAGCAGCAATCCTCATTCTTTCTGTACTGTTAGAATCAAAAATAAGGTCGTGATTACTAAAAGTTCCAACGTGAGCATTAGAATCTTGAGCGTATGCTAATAGTGTTACGCTGTTTGTAGTGTCAACAATTCTTATAGTAGGACTAGAAGCGTCTGATAAATGTAATAAACTACTTGGAGCAGCCGTGCCAAGTCCTAATCTACCATTAGTAACAATAAGATTATCATCAACTGTTGTAGATCCATTAAAGTAAGCTGTACCTTGATTATAGAAATCAAGACTTGGGTGAGCGTTAGCTATACCCACTGCAAATTTTCCAGTTATATTGGCATTACCACTAACTGTTAATTTTTCAGCGGGAGAAGTAGTTGAAATTCCTACTTTACCATCTTGCAAGACGGTAAGTTGAGAAGTTATTGTTCCAGAAGGTTGAGTTTTTATATGGAAAGCACCTGAGTTTTGTGTCATTACAATCTCACCAGATAAATCATTGTTTTGACCTATCCACATATAATCACTACCAGAAAAATCACCATTAGAAGCGTCCATATATAATCTTGCTGTGCTTGTGCCTGTTTGGCCAATACTTACTGCTGATTGTGTCGTGCCACTTGCGGAAACGTGCAACTTCGTGCCAGGAGAGGTAGTCCCAATTCCTACTTGACCTGAGCTATCAATACGCATTTTTTCTCCACCGTCAACATAAAGTTTTATTGCAGAACTAGCTTGCTCGTTGTTTTCATCAGCAGATATATTTATACTTCCAGCATCATCAGAATAAATAAGAGCATCAGTATTATTGGTAGTGTCTAAAAGTGTTATCTGAGGTGAAGAATTAGAAACTGTAATATCTCCTGCGAAAGTTGCGTTTTGTGATGTGTCTATTGTTAAAGCTCTTGTATCTCCAGTTTTTAATGAAAATGAATGTGATGTTGATGTTCCTAAAGACATATCAGTAGTA